GCGCCGAACGGCGAGCCCGGTTTGTTCCGCGAAGTAATCGACCACAGGCGTCTCTAACCAGTTACCGCGCCGCATGGCTTCGGTCTGCGCTTGATGCTCAGCCCTACCGGTTTTATCTAGCCAAAGGGCGTATTCAGATCCGTGTTCCGATACACCCATGAGGAGTGGGACATCGGAACCACCGATTCCTTTGCGGCGCTCAGCGAGCCACTGCTCACGGGGTGCGTCAGCGGGTAGCACGAGTTGACCATCGGGAATGGACCACGGGGAAACAGGCCGAACTTTGGGCGCGTTCATTGGGGGTGTGCTCCCACGACGTCCAACGTGGTTGCGACGATGTCCAGCATTGCGATGATGTTGTCTCTGAATTCCTCGTCGGTGGTGATGGAGTTGTATAGCGCCGCGCAGGCGGGTTCGTCATCGGCGGCGCGGGCAGCGATGAAACGCCCGGCCCAACGCACGGGGGGTGGGACGTCATCGGCGAGTTCGAGACCACCGCCATTGATGGTGTCGACCCACATGGGTACGACGACCGCGTTGGAGTCTGGGGGCCCGCCTTGGTGGATGATCAAGGTGTCGGCCAGTGCGGCCAGCAGCAGCTGAATGCCCTCGCCACCGTTTGTCTCGTGTAGTTCCTCGACGTAGGCGCCGGCCTGTTCCCAGTCGTCGGCACGCACGGCCGCTAATGTTTTCGCTGCGAGTAGTAGCGCGGCGTCGCGTTCCTCGTGGTTCATTGCGCACCACCGTCGGCGAAGAGGTCCCGGCCGGTGGTGACTGGCGGTGGTGTGGTTTTCGGCTGGTTACGGCGGTGTTGCACAGCGGTCTTGCAGTTCGCGAAGTGGCTGGTGTACAGCGGTGTCCCGGGCGTGCGGTCACCGCTGCGGGACACCGGGATCGCGGTGGGTAGCGGCCCGTCCCCGTCGACCAGCGACAAGTTGCCCTCTTGGCTGGGTGCGGCGTCGACTGGCATTTTCTTGCCGGTCGCGGTTCGGCACCAGATGATCGGTGCCTGGCACGACTTGCACACCGACGTGGTCACCGGCCGAACACCTGCCGGACCAGCACAGCCGCGTTGCGTGCCTGCACCCGGCACCACGCCCAGCACCAACTGACCGTGGACGGCACACGGGACCGGTGGTGGCGGCCACGGCGACGCGGAACGGGCGGCAGGGGCTCCCGGTTGTTCCTAGCGAGGATTTCACCGATCGGTATCACCCGGCGGCGGTTCACGCTGCACCCCATTCCAGCCGATTGGTTTGACGGCGCTTGTTGTGCAGCGTGACGAGGATCTCGGCCATCGCGTCAGGGATACGGCCACCGCGAATGTCACGGAGCTGCTTGGCTCTACCGATCAGCACCAGCGGGCCGCCTTCCAATTTGCCTAGCTCGGTGATGAGTTTCGGGGCGTCCAGCCGCGGGTAGCGGCGCAGGAGCAAACCCAAACCAGCGACGATCTCGGCGCGTAACCCATCCGATTCGTGGCCCCACGCGCGGGTCGCGACCCTGATCAGGGAATCGCAGGTATCGAGATCATCACCCGGCGGTGTGTTGTACACCTTCTCCAGGGCGCTGACCGCGAAGAACGAGCCGTGTGCCTTGGCTTTCCGGATGGTCCAGCCGTGGGTTTCGAGTAGCGTGTTCAGTTTGCAGGCAACAGGATCACCTTCGACGACACGGATCCGGAACCTATCCAGAACTTGCACCTGCCGGGTGTTATTGAGCCGACGGAACATTGCTGCTTCCTCGGCTTTGCTCAAGCCTTTCCACAGCACGGCGGGCACGGATCCGCTGTCTTTGCCGATGACGCGCATCGCTGCGACTCGGTGTTGCCCATCGATGATGTGATGGGTTCCATCAGTGCGTTCGGAAACGTGGATTACACCCAGTGCTTCGGGTTCGAAATCGGCCGCGATTTGCGCGACCCGTGTTCCGTCGAGTGGTCTTTGCACACTGCGGTCGACGGTCAACAGTGCTGGTTCGATGTCCATCACCGTGGATGTGGGCACTGGCATCTGTGTGGTCATTTGCTACGCTCCTTGAGGAGGCTGAGAAGTTGTCGGAGGCTTCTGGCTCTCCGGCCCAGGTCGCTGTTCCAATGCGCGGCCTGGGCCGCTGTAATTGCTGGGTCGAGGCCTTCAGCGGAGGCCAGGACTAGAGCGAGACCGTCGAGGGAATCGGCGAGGACCCGCAGCACGGGTTCCTGCACGAACCGGTAACGGGCCTCACGTGCAGTGATGGATGCGCTGATCGGTGTCTGGTCGAAAGCCCCGCCGGGGCGCCCTAATTGCCGGGGGTCGGCGCCGTCGCGGACTTGGGCGACGAACGCGTCTTGGGCTTGTGCTGGTAGCCGCGCGATGCGGGCCGCAGTGTTGAGCGCTACCCCTTCTTCTGCGGTGAGGGTTTTGAGTGCGTCGGTGCCGGACCGGATGACCCGCTTGGCCCGATCCAGTGACCCGGGGGCGACACCGAGGAGTTTCTCGGCTTGACCTCGGGTGGGCGGCAGATCAGCCTGTGGCGTGTTGTGGCTTTGGCCTTTGGTGCGATCCGCGAGAGCGGCGGCGATCATCGCCCGGTGGGAATGCGTCAAGCGCCTGCGGTGCAAATTCGTTTGGATCACGTAAGTCCACGGGTCGCCGCGGTGCACCACCCACCGGGCCTCGAAACCCAGCTTCTGGCAGGCCCGCCACCGGGCCCGGCCATCGAGGATCGCGCCCGCTGGGTTCCGCACAATGGGCTGCCGCAACCCGTTGGCGCGAATGTCGGCGACCAGCGCGTCGAATTCGGCGTCGGTCATCGTTGGTAGTAGCGCCGCCGCTGGGTGCACCACCACGTCACCATCAGTGGTGATCGGGGTCGCGGTGCTCACGTCATGGGTCCCCTCCGTTTTGTGTTTCTTGATTCTGCGGATGACGTTTGCTCTGGTGAGGTTGCCGTCGTGTGCTTTCGCTCGTTGCAGTGCCGCTTCGAATTGTTCATCGGTGACACCGTCGGTCATGCCGTAGATGCCAGAGCTGGTGCTGTGGCTCAACAACCAGGTGGGGACGTAGTCACCTGGAGCAGGCTTGGAAGCTGTGTTATCAACACTCGCACCAGGTTGGTATTGGTTCCCGGTGTGTTCCCCCTTCCTCTTGATCTCCCCGGCCTTCTGCCCATTGCGAATGGCCACACCGATGCCGCGCTCAGCTCGACGCACCATTTCCTCGGCGTCCAGACGGATACCGGTGGCCAGATTTCGTTGTCTGGTGGCCTCAGCGACCGTCGCTGCCCACGCCCGGAAATCCGCTATCGGCGCCGGGTCGGTGCCTTTAGCGGCCACCGCCAGCCACGACTTCGAGTTCACGAGGGCTTGCGTGACGAACCGCCGACTGCCCGCGTCGTCGAGGTCGTCAATCGCAGACGGGTCCGCGGTGAAGTGAGCCAACTCAGCGGTGCTCATGGCACCCGCCACAGCAGATAAGCCAGGGCACCGCCCGCCAGCAGCGTGCCGGCGGCCATCAACACCAGCGCAATAGGCAGTGACGTCATGTCGCCGAACGCCAGGGCTGTGGCGATACCCAGCGCGACACCGAACCCGAACAGTGCCGCGACCAGCGTCACCGCTGCGACCACGGGCCGACCGGTCTTAACGGGCACATCCGGGTCCGGGAGGTCTTGCATCGAGCCGATGTCACGGACCCACTGGTCGAAAAGCGGGTCATCGTCGGGAGGAAGCGCGGGTCGTGTCATCACTGACACCCCGCTGCGGTGACGAGGTCACGCAGGTGCGCGGCAGTGACGGTCCACGTGCGGATTTCCCGGATCGCCGGCACACCCAGCGACGCGAGCAATGCAGCGCGAGCCCGGTCGTAGCAACTGGACTCGTAGGTGATCTCAAACGGTGGTGCTGCGTCTGCGACGGTCCCGGTGACAGTGAGGTAGGTAACCCGCCTGTGGTCGGGGTCGGTGATTTCGATGCGGGCGTGGGTCAGCGCATCCGCAGCGTTCGCGGCGGCGGTGATCGCCTCGAACAACCCGGCCGATGAGACCAACTCAGCACCGGTCTCATCAGCGAAGTGGGCGTAAGCGACGGGGATCTCAGGGTGCTCGTCGAGCCATGTGCGCAGGCGGGATAGCCCCCCGCGGAAGTCCGTCGCGGCGGTGAGGGTGGTGGGCATGGTGTTATCCGGCCGCTAGCTTGATCGCGTGGGGTCGGTCGTTAGCTGTTGCTGATTTGGTGGCTCTGGCGCGGAGTTCGCGACGTCTAGCGGCATCAGCGCGCAGGCGTGCTACGTAGTCGTCCAGCTCGGCGGGGTCGATCAGCGTCTTGCGACCGTGTTTCAGTGCCGCGAGCCTCCCCTTGGCGATCAAGCGGTAGACCGTGTTCTCGCTCACGATGAGGGCTTTTGCTGTGGCGGAGACCGTCAGCAGTCCCGCGAGTGGGTCGCAGTTGTTGGCGCTGGGGCCGTCTGACATGACGCGGTGGTCCTCCCTGTCTTAGGCGCGGTCAGACGTTGATGAGCGGGGGGAAGGTCTCTGGGTGGCCGCCGCGCGTGCGCTTGCGGGTTGGTTGCGGCTACTCCGGGTTGACCGTCGGTGACGCTCTGTGTTCTGACTGCGACAGGGAGAGGATCAACGATGAGCGTGTCGTTCGTCAAATTTTCTTGCAAACTGTGTTATGAGAGACGATTTCGGATGGCGAGTGGTGGTGTGTGAGCGTGGATGAGGGCAACGTGGGAAGGTGGACACCATGACCTCGAACAGAACGCCCGTACGGGCGTTGATCGCCCAGCACTCACCCGGGGTCAGCGTGAAGGCGCTGTGCGCGCAAGCAGGCTCAACCGTGCGGGAGTCCACCCTGCGGCACTGGACCAACCCCGGTGCGCGCCCCAAGCACCGCCCCGACGTAGAACTAGTCGTTGGCCTAGCGGATTTACTCGGGTGCAGCGTGGGTGAAGCCGAGCACGCGTTCAACGTCATGATGGACCCTCAAGCCCGCCTCCCCGTGAACGTCGAAGAGTTGCCTGAGCGCGAACGCAGGCTGCTGGTGGCCTTCCGGGGCCTCACCGACACCTACGACCAAGAGCGCGCGATAGCGCAGCTCGAAGTACTCGCCGCCATACAGCGGGACCGCTAGGCCCCGAGTGCGGCAACACCTTCGGGCGATGATCAGGCAACGGTCAACGGATGTAATTGCGCGATAGATCCCCAGTGGATCTAATATCGATCACTTGCGTCACCGCTGCATCACCCGCTGCATCACCGCTGCATCGTTTGGCCGGGTCACCTTTGCCCGCCTGCCGGAGCGCGGACAAGCCGCGGGGCAGGTGGTGCGCACCAGTCCAACACGAAGCAGGGAGGAGGGGCCGCTCCTACGTTAGGTCCAGATGCACGTGCATCTGCTGAGTGCACCGAGCCGCAACACAAGGCCCTCGCGGGGAAGGGATCTCCACCGGTGACACCATTGTTCGTACTTGGCGACCCGTTACAGGCTGCGCTCACCGAACTCGGTGACTGCGACGGCGACTACCCGTGCGTACTGAAGCTACGCCGAGGTGCCGTCATCACCGCCGACGTCGTCCGGGAACTCAACGACCGATTCGGCAACGCCACCGTCGCCACGCCCGACGACGCCCGCGGACTACGCAGCCCACCGGGACAGCTCGTCACCTAAATTGCCGTGGTGCGGGCCGCGCTAGGGTCCTCAATCCGCTAAGAGGGACACCAAAGGTGACCACCAGTGCAGCTGACGCCGTCCGGGAACTCATCGACACCTTCCCGGTGCCCGCCGAGCAACGAGATCGGCTCGTCGCCGTACTGCTACCGGTGTCCGCCTACCGGCTCAGTGAGCTGACCACGCTGGTCACCAAGGCACCCAAGGCGAAACTGGGAGAACAGCTGCTGAAGTTCATCGCCTACTACGAACGCTACGACCAGTACATCCAACGGATAGTCGGCGATCTGCCGCCGCCGTTGACCTCAGAGCAACGCCGGGGAGTCCGTGCCTTGTGCGACACCGCCTGCGTACCCGACCCGGCGCTTGACGCCGCACACCACCACCACCAGATGTCGCTACTGAACGAAGCAGCAGCGACGATCCGCGATGCACTCACCAAGCGCACGACCAAAGTTCCATCAAGCACAACACGACGGCGACGCGTTGCGGCGGCGGGCCGCTGGGGAGTGAATCGGCCATGACAGCAGACCTTGATCAAGACGCGCTTGACGCCGCGCTCGCGCTCATCCCGCGCACCGGCGCTAAACACCTGGAGATCGGTTACCTCCACGACGACGTACCCATGGCCGAAGCCGGCTGGTACGCAACCGCCACCTACCAGGGCGCGAAAATCATCACCGAGGACCACAAAGGACCCGTCGAAGCGGCCGAAGCACTCGCCCGCCAGCTACTCACCGGCGCCATGTGCACCCACTGCCACGGGCTCATCGCGCTCTCGGACCTCGGTGCCACGGTGTACCCCCGCGCGGCGCGAACCGATGGTTCAACATGGACCGACGCTGAAGTCCAGGCCGTGCGGGACGCACCGCAGTGCCGCTACCGGCGCATGGGAAACCGGTGGGTCCGGGGATGCGAAACCGGACCCAATCGCGCCGAGCGCCGTCGAAAGTCCCGGTAGCGGCTTCCGCACTGCCACTGTACAACATGTACGACAGACTGTAGATTGTCGTACATGAAGGATAATCGACTCCAAGTACGTATCACCGCTGGCGGCGACCTAGAGAAATGGCTCGTCGGCCGCACCATACGAATGCACAGCGGCTCTCCGAGCGTGCAAGCCCGCACCGAACTAGCTCTGTGTCGCGACCTACTCGCCGCCGAACTCCAAGGCCACCGCATGCCCCTCGCGTGGATCAACTGCATCGCCGACGTCCTCGACTCGCCGCTAGGCGATACCGTGGCAACGGTTGGCGACACCGTAGGAGTCCCAATCGGGATCGCCTACCTCGAAGCGACAGAGGCCTTTGCTTCAGCGAAGAAGCTGCTGCCCTACGCCACCAAGTTCTACGTCGACGAGGACGACGTGCGGGACTGGCTTGTTGGCCTGGGTCCCGCCGCTGACTACGCCTTACGTGACGCCGTGGCCCACTGGTGGATGTCTGATCTGCCACCTACCGATGAGGGATGGGCCGCAGTGGGCGTCACCACCATCCCCGTGCGACACCTGCGAGCTTTCGAGGTCGACGATGACGGTCCGCTGCGCAGGGCCTACGAACTAGCCATCGCAGCGGCAGGTCGCGGCGGGCCCAACGCTGATGAGTGAGGACAGGTCAGCGGTCGGCTGGGATGATCAGCCCACCGACGAAATCGACCTCGGTATGTCCAATGCTGACGGCAACATCGATGAGGGCTTCGCCGAGGCACTGCGGCAGGCACGCGTGTTCGGTCACCACGCCGGATGGGACTTCTGCGGCCGTGTGTGGTGGGACGGCTCACGGTTCGTCGAGGACGTATACCGCTATCGCCGTCTGGTCGCCACACACCGTGCCAACACGTTGCCCGAGCTGATGGCCCTTGTGAACGACAGCTGGGGATGGGAATGACTCGCCAGTAAAAAAAGTTGACTGCGAGGCGAGCTTGTCCGTGCTGGACAACTCGCAGCATCTGGCAAGTCGGTCCAGCACGAGAGTGCGGATCATCCCAGGCTCGCCTGTGAACCGCTAGGCCCGAATACGCTCACCGCATCGTCCTGCCTACTCAAGTCCGCGGCCCGTACATAGCGTTGGGTGGTGGCGATGTTGCCGTGGCCCAGGATCTGTTGGATCACCCACGGGTCTTTGCCCGCGTCGGCCATCGTGGTCGCGCAGGAATGCCTCAAGTCGTGCCAGGTGGGTTTGTCGCCCTCCAGTGAGGCCATTTCCAGCGCTCGATCCCACTCAGCGTAGATCCGGCCAGGTCGCAATCGACCCTCAGGACTCGTGAACACGTGGCCCAACGCACCAGCCGGCGGGTAGGCGGCGTAGTGCTGCCGTAGCGCATCCAGGCACCGTTGGCTCAACTTCACCGGCCGACTGGTTTTACTCTTGGGGTACTCCCGCAATGAGCCGTCAACGTCAATGATGTCGTTAACGTTGACGAACCCTCGCATCAGATCCAGGTTGCACATGCGCAGCCCGCAGGCCTCGCTGATGCGCAGACCGGCGTCGTGACCGAGCAGCGCTGCGGCCCGTAACCAGCCAGGCAAACTCGCGATTAGCCGCATCAGCTCTGGGTCGGTGAGAACACGGGCCTGGTGTTCTCGCCGTTTGGGACCCTTGATAGTTAGGGTCGGATCGTCGGTCCGGTAGCCCTTGCGGATTGCGTCGCGCATGGCGTGCCGCAGCACCGTCAGGCGCAGGGTCCGTGTCGATGGAGCGAATCCCTCATCGCGAAGCTCGCTGAGATAGTCGAGGATCATGTCCTCGGTGATCTTGTCGACACGCGCGGTGGGCCACCGCGCGGCCAGCATCCGGGCCTGCACCTGGTAGCCCCGCAGCGTGGAAAGCTCGCAGTCGGGTATTCCTCGCTTGGCCCACTCGGTGACGTGCAGCGCGAAGCTCGGCAGCGCGCGGCGCTGCGGGGTGATTTCTTGGCTGTCACCGCCACCACCGTCGTCGCCACCGTCGATCTCGGCTTGCTTGGCTATCGCCCAGTCCCGCGCATCGCGGAACAGGTCGAAGGTCAGGGTGACTTTTTTGCCGTCGCGCTTGCGGGCGATGCCGCGCCAGCGACCCGACGGCAATGCTTCTGGACGTATCACGGTTCGGGGGACCCTTCGCTCGTTGCGCACGCGCGGCGTCCCAGTGATCCACAAAGCTAGTGCCGGCGGGTCGTGCTGTCCAACTGAGCATGATCCTTTGTCCCATGGGGCTGTCCCACGGTGCTCGATCCGGCGTCAGACACTCCGCTGTGGAGGGCCTTTGACCTGGTCAAACAGACCATCTAGCTGGTTACGACCCGCAGGCACGAGATATGCATCCATGTGATGGGGGCGGTGCGCTGACCTGGAGTTTTGAGACAGCAAGCCTCTCACCTGCGCCGTTGGCTGTCAACGAGCACCACAAACCTCACCTACCGCCACCACAGCACGACACAGCGTCGCCCGACACCACCCCGTTCCCACGTTTTCCCACGCCGGAGGCTAGGCTGTAGCGCCGTGATCAAAGCGACTTTGCTGATGAAGGACGGCACCAGCATGCTGGTGCTGGGCCTGTCTCGGGAGAACACGAACCGCCTACACGAGGGCAAACCCATCCCGGTCAAAGTTGCCGAGGTGGACCCACGACTGCCCGAGCTGACCGTCCTGATCATCGCGGGCGAGACGGAGGACGCCATCATCGCCGAGGTGCAGAACACCCTCGGCGATCGGCTCCAGTCATGACTCTGAAACCCGCAGCGAATGACGATCGACGGGAGGAACGTCGCCCATGACCAGCATGGCCGACAAGCGTGACCAGGTCGCGCCACTCCTTCGGGAGATCAAAGAGGAGAAGGTTCGCTCAACCCACGATCCCGACCGGCGGAAGACGAATATCCACAACGTCGCGCATGGGTGGCGCGGTGATGAGCTGGTCGTCGCGATACAACCGTCGGGGCTGTCTGTCGAGTCCGCGCTAAGCGCCGCGCGGGCCGCCGCGATCGGATTCGGCTGCGATGCGCTCGCGTTGACAACGGAGACCTACCAAGCAGTGACCAGTATCAGCCCGCTGACCGGTCAGCGTTGGGCGCCCGGTGAAATGCAGCGAGCCGCAGACGAGCACAACGCGCTGGAAACCGGCTCGGTGACGGAAGCCCTTGTCACCCTCGTGGTCAACCGGGCCGAAGACGTCACCGGCAGCAATCAGCGCTATAGGATCCACCGCAGCGTCAACGGACTGGGGATCGTCTCATACAGCATCGAGTGGCTACCCGAGAGAGCGGACGCGGATGGCTACGGTGGGCGCGTCCCGAGGTTGCTGGTGAACTTCATGAACGAGGTGCCCGTGGACGTGCTCGTGGCTCGCGAGGGGATCACGCCAGACCTCTTCGGGCTGACCGCCGAACAAGCGCTGACGCAAGTCGACTGCGCGACGGTGAAGGCGCTGGTCCGTAGCGGGTTCGACGGTGCGGTGATGCTGCTAGCCGATAACCCGGGTCGCGCGGAGATCATCGATAAGTCGCTTGGGAACCTTGGGGAGCGCCTAACGTGACCGCCGGGATGAGTCCGGCGAAGTCGGAAGGTCATCATGGCCGGTAGCGACCGCAGTCCTGAGCGTTTCGCGTTAGCCCTTGATCAGCTGATGACCGACCCGAAGCTGCGCGGATTAAGAGAGGCGCTGCTAGCGCAGTACCGCACCGACCCGCCATCGGTGTTCGGTGACCAATTCGCGTCGGCCGTGGATGAGGTTACGCGGCTGGCCGACGTCGGGATCGCTGCTGGGATCTACGACAGCAGGAGCGCAGACCTGGACGCTCCCGAGTGGGTGCGGCTCGGCGCGTTGAGCGCGTTGACCACCTGGTGGGCCGGCGAGGGAAGCACCTGTGTGCACTCGCCGCACCGAAGTCGACCGGAACCAGTTTTTGCGGCCGCGTGGAAGCCGGGACTGGTGACGTGCGTGCGGTGCGTGGATCTGTTCAAGGTCGCGGAGAACTCGGTACCTGACCGGACTTGTGATGGTTGTGGCCGCGTTGTCGCTGGCGTCGCCGAGGGGGAGCCGATGTATTCAAACGCGATGCGGCTCGCCGCTTTGGTGTGGCAGTTCGGCGTGTGTGACGGCTGCCGATTCTGGACACCAGGGGCAGACCGTTGACTGCGCCGTTTACCGGTCCGCATGGATCGGCCGTCGGTGCGCAGGCGGGCTGTCCCTGCAAGCACTGCGGGACTGCGAGGCAGTACCTCGCTGACCACGCCGACGACCTCGTGATCCCTTGTCCCTGGTGCGGTGACTGGGAAGACCTCAACGAGGTCGAGGATCAGCTAGTCACTGGTCGGTTCTTTGGCTGCGCGATGTGTGTGAGCTGGCGCTACAGCGCGAGTGAATATGTGGCCTGCTCTCTATGCGCGCAGGTGGTACCTGTTAGCCGCACGGTGCACCTGCACGGTGGCCGTGGGCGTGAACCGAAGGTGAACTGCATCCCGTGCATGTTGCGCAGCGCCCTTGCATGGAGCCTGACGGACTGCCCGTTCTGCGTCTTGGTTGCCAAGCGGGTCCTCGATGCGCTCCGCGAGTACGAGCAGGCTGGTCGCGTCGTGACGCTTCCCGCGGTACCGACCGAGGATCTACCGCAGCACCGGCCGGGCTGTCCCTGGGAACACGACGTCCTGCTGTGATCACCCACCACCGTCATCGCACGGCCCATCCCCGCGTAGCACCACTCACCACGCGTAGGTACCATCCATTGGTCGCCTCGAACTGGACCTGCGTGCGCTTGGGGCAGGCCCAGCTCGGGGCGGCGCCGATGCGCCGGTAGCTCAGGCTGGACAGAGCACTGCCCTACGGAGGCAGGTGCCGGAGGTTCGAATCCTTCCCGGCGCGCTGGGAGCCTTTGGGAGGTATAGGAATGGCCGTCGTTGTAGCGATGGCGTTGGCCGCGATGATCATGCTGGTGGTGCTGGTGGCCCGCAAAGCAGAATCGGACGAGGATCAATGACCGACGACTTCCGCCGCCGCCTGTGCGCGGCACTTGATCTTGGCGAGGACGAAACCGAGCCGATGATCCTGATGCGGGCCAAGGCCGCTGGGAACTGCTACCGCCACCTCGCTCTAACCCGAAGTGACTGCGAAGGATGGGAGTCGACCCTCCGCTGGCTGGTCGACTGGCACAGGACGCGCCCTGAGCTAGAGCTAGGCACAGGACTGACTGGATCGAGTCGGCGGATCAAGCGCGACGTGGAGGACACCGATGACCAAAGTCGAAATTGAGCTTGACGACCAGTTGGACGGAGACGAATGAAACTCCGGCCCCCTCCTTCCAGCGAGGGGGCCGGAGTCAGGGGTCGTTCTATCTCACTCCGATCTTCCTGGAGCAGGTTGGCCAGGCTTTCCAACCTTGCCCGCGGAGCACCTTCTCGGCGATGGCGATCTGCTGCGTCCGGGAAGCGCGGTGGGCGTTACTTGCGTAAGCCCCACCGCCGTATCCCCGCCACGTCTGCGGGTGGAACTGGAGCCCGCCGTAATACCCGTTGCCGGTATTGGCGTGCCACCTCCCACCGCTTTCGCATTGCGCCAACCGGTCCCACGTTCGACCGCTTGCCGCCTCGGCTGGCGCTGCGAACACCAGCGGGACGGCTAGGGCGATGAAGGTGACCGCGATGCGTCCAAGCACGTTCCTCATGAGAGTTTTCTCCGTGATCGCGCGCCCCGACTGGTGACCTCGGATGCATGAAGCGGTCAGCGTCCCCGTCCCGATCCACCGTTGGGTTTTGGTTTATCCGGGCCCGGGAGACAGGGCGTGCGCGCCGGTTACCGGATTCCCACGCCACGGTGGCTCCGTTGCGGCAGGACAATGGACGGTGACTGATCACCGTTTGCTCGCGCAAGCGGGTTCGCTGGTGGCGGATCGCGGTGCGCTGGGAGGCAATCCCGACGCGGTAAGCGGTAGGTTAGTTGCTGCGGGATTTGGGGGCCCCGGGTGGGGGTCGCGGCCGGGCCCGGGTATCGCGGGCGGCATGCTGACTGCACTGTTCATCGTTTACGCCTGTAGCTGGGGAGGTCGCTGGTGAGGCGCAGTCTGGGATTCTGGGGCCCAATCGCCGTTTGGATGATCGTGTTCTGCTCCGCGCCCTTCGTCGCGCATGGCGCTGGGATGACGCCCTGGTGGGCGCTGCTGACGGGCGCGGTGGTGAGCGTCGTCATGGCGCTGACTGTCGCGTGGATCTGGGACCAGGTCAACACGGGTCGCCGGAGGGCCCGCGAGCGACGGGAATGCGACAAGGCGCTGAGGTGCTACCCCGGTCCCTACCACCAAACGCACTAGAGTGCGTCGATGCGAGTATCCTGGCTGTTCCGCCACGCAACTCTTACGGTGCGGTTCGCCTATCAGCGGGTTGTGCGCGGGTGGGATGACAGTGCGCTATGGAGTCTCGATTATCACTTGACGAAGACGCTCGGTGCGCAGCTGGTGCTCATGGCGGACACGACTCCTAGTTATCCACCGGATCGGACGTACGAGCAGTGGACCTCAGACCTGCGGCACTACGGGCAAGCGCTCGCTGCTTACGCCGCGTCGGACAGTTTGGAGTACGACCGGGTGTATCCACCGGCACGCGAAGCACTGGAGTGGGTCACCGAGAATCTCGGTGCCCTGTGGACGTGAGGGCATGCGATAAGGTGCTCAGCGATGGTGTCTATCTCGATCGATCAAGAAGCCAACGTAGTCTCGATTGACCTGCTTCCCGGTCGACCAATCACGCAGTCCGTGAGGGTAGGAAGTTCCCTGGTCGCCGACTACGGCGCCGACGGCTCCCTCATCAGCGTCGAAGTTCTTTCGCTTGAGGATCCCCTCGGTCGCGTGCTTCTGGCCGTCCACTCGCGTTGTGCGGCAAGCGCGGCTGCTACTGCCTCGGCGGGATTGATTCCGAGGTGACCGCACCAGCGGATCGTGGAAGCGATCATGTTGCCCAGCTCGCGGTGCAAGTCGATATCTTGGGTGTCGGGCTGGTCGCGGGCGACCCTGGCGAGGTCGCCGTACACGACACCCATCGCGATCACGATCTCGGTCAGGCTCATCTGGTCATGCCAGATCGCGCGACCAGCGGCCCCGATCTCATCCAGAGTGGTCATCACGTCTTCCCCGCCTGTCGATGTCTGGCCTCAGCTTCCTGCGCGCTGATCCTCGGCTTGGGATGCTGGTCGTATTCCGGGCAGCTCGCGGATTCCAGCGGGAAAATTTTCCCGCAGCTGGTGCAGTACCGCTCGTGCCTACACGAGTATCTCCAGTCGTCGTAGATCCACCACAACCACCACGACCACCGACAGTGGTACCCAGCATCGAGGTACCGGTAGCGGTCGCGACCGTATTTGTGGGGTTGTTGTGCGCGGCTGGCCACGGCGCGTTGGAGCCGGATCTCCAGCGTGTGCTCGACACCTTCCTTACCTCGGCACCACTTCTTTGTGGAGCGCCGCCGGGTATGTCGCGTCGGGTACTCATCTGCCGAGCGGGGTGCCCGTAGTTCGCTGACCCGCGGCTCGGCGTCGTCGTCCCAGCTCACAGTCCCCCCTTCCCTTCCGCCCCAAATCCAGCACCCAGATTACCACCCTTGTTTGCTGCTGGATTTCGGTCGCTACCTTCCGCGGGTGAGCCTCCTCAACCAGATCATCGCTGTCGAGCCCCGCGTCAAGAGCGGCGCCTACAGTCTCATTACCAAGCTCCACCACGACACCCAACGCACCCAGCAAGGTGGCCCGTTCTTCGGGTTAACCCGCACCTACACGCCGCTGGTTGCTGTTGAAGACGGCGGTGAGGATCTGCCCGGTGAATCAACCCGGGTCCAGATGACCATCGGTGGGATCCTCACGCAGATCGCTGAGGCCAGCACCAAACTGTGGGACCTCATCGCCACCAAGGACTGGGCGAACTGCGAAGCCAACGCTGACATTGTGGTCGACGGCACGACCGTGATGGAAAAGGTGCCGGTCACCTACCTGCTTTTCCTGGAAAAGCAGTTGAAGGATCTGCGGACCATCATTTCGAAACTGCCGACGCTGGATTTGGCGGAAACATGGCATTACGACCACGCCCGCGGATGTTGGGCGACTGAACCCGTGCGGACCCAGCGGACCAAGAAGGTCATGCAGAACCACGTCCTCGCGGCGGCCACCGATAAGCACCCCGCGCAGGTCCAGGCGTACACAGTCGATGAGATCGTCGGGTACTGGGCGACCACCAAATTCAGCGGCGCCCTGTCCGCGGACCGGGTCGAATTGCTGCTGAAACGAGTCGAGGCACTGGCCGAAGCTGTCGCGTTCGCCCGGGAACAGGCCAACACCATGGACGTCACCGAACGCAAAGTCGCCGCACCGCTGTTCGAGTACCTGTTCGCCGGCTAAGGGAAAGCGAGGAACCCTGTGCAAACGTGGACGACCATCCCGGACAAAACCGCGTGGGGTGTCGGCCCGTGGGTCGATGAACCTGACCGAGCCCAATGGGTCGATGAAACCACCAACCTGACGTGCCTAGCTAAACGCAATTCACTCATGGGCAACTGGTGTGGTTACGTGGGTGTTCCCCACGATCACCCCTGGCACGGTCTGGACTACACCGATGAGCGGGTTACCGCCGAAGTTCATGGTGGGCTCACGTACTCCGATGCGTGCCAAGAAGGCCCGGAACCGATCGAAAAGCGGATCTGTCACATTCCCGAACCGGGTGAGCCTGATGATTTGTGGTGGTTCGGTTGGGACTGCGGTCACTGGATGGACATGAGCCCGGGATATCTATCCCGTTGCCCGGAAGAATTCTCAACTCTTGTTGGCGGCTACAGAGCGCAGTACCGCACACTCGACTACGTGCGGTCCGAATGCGCGGCACTGGCCAAACAACTAGCGGAAACAGGGGCCTGAGCATGCCGTGGTGGGGTTGGCTGATCGCAGTCGTCGCGCTCATGTGCTGCGCCACCGTGAACATCGTCGTGTTCATGATGACCAGCGCGATGCGGGACACGATGCGAGACGACCATTGAAGCAGCAGACTGGGAATGACGTGCGTCGTAGTCCAGCGGCCTAAGACGCCGCACCGAGCGGGGATCGAGGCCCCATCACCGCACCTTAAGAAGGAGACGGTGAAAACCCCGAAAGGGAATGGTCCGGTGGTGCGGAAACCCACGTTCGAATCGTGGCGACGCAGCATGACCAGCACTGACATCATAATGGCCCGCCAAATCGAGTCCACCGGCAACATCGTCTCAGGACTCGGCGAACACGGCCTAGCCAATCAGTTATGGGCGCTAGCGCACAGACTTCGAGAGAGAGCCAAGAATACTCAAGAGTGGACCGCCTGGGGGTCGAACCCAGAACCCTCCGGGTAAAAACCGGATGCTGCTGCCAATTGAGCTAACGGTCCTGGACGTCGGGGTGGCGGGACTCGAACCCACGGCCTCTCGCTCCCAAGGCGAGTGCGCTTCCTTCTGCGCTACACCCCGCATGGTAGTTGGGTAGCGGTCCGGGCGACCTGCCCTGTGTCGCCCGGACCTTTCCGACCGAATACGGAATTTTCGAGTCCCGTTGGTCAAAGGGTTCCACCCTGTTGCTGGTACCAGCGGCGTTTAACGGGCGCAGTCATGTTGAGGAGTCACGCTCTGCCTTTGAGCTACGGGGCCATGTTGGAGGCCCCGGCAGGATTCGAACCTGCAACCCCGACGTTCTTTGCCGCGTCCGATTTGATCTGGTACCGGATGGCGAGTTAAGTCTGGAGCGAGAGTTTCAAGCGTCATGCTGGTGGTTGCCTCTGACCGTTGGGCTACTCGGGCTTTTGTGTTGCGTGTTGCCGTGCCCGAGGGCGGATTCGAACCTCCACTGGACCACCTTGCTTTGAAGCTCAGCCTTCAGTCTTAGCTTGCGCTCCTGCGTGGACGAACCTACCACCCGTGTTAGCGGCGTGCGTCCGGTGCCGATGCCGAGTGCGGTGTTCACGGTCGCACCCAGAGGCGGTAGGCCACCAGCCCGGCGGCGATGTCAGCCAGCGCTACGGTCCAGCAGACGATGCGGGCGTCAGGCACCAGCAGTCCACCGATCGCCAGCAGGCCGCCGCTAACTGTTGTGCAGGCAATGAACAGGGCGTGGGCGCGAGTCACGGTCGCCGCCACCGGAGCGAGAGCACCACTGCGGTGGTGGCGACGACCACTGCCGTGAGCGTGCAAGCGACCGTGAGTGGTGGCACCAGGAATGCCACGATCATTAGCACGGCACAGCCGCCGGTTACCCAGGCCATGAACCGGTAATGGGCACGAAGTGCTTCGTGCCGCTCGATTGCACGCTTCACCTCATCGTCGCGGTACGCCACCTAGAGGCCCTTCAAGCGGGGAGTGGGTCGGTCCTTGCCTTCCCAGCCCTGGTCGGTCATGTACCCCTGCGACTGGGGTGTCTTCGTGGGGTTGCTGGCCTGCCAGTTGCGGACGTTATCGATAGCGTCGAGTATCCCTGACAGGTGTCTTCGCGGTGACCCTGCTTTGAGGCAGAACAGGTGGTAGTACATCAGCATTTTCACCAGCAGTGCGTCTTGTGCCCGGAACACGACGACTGGTTCGTTTTCGCCGATGGTGCCGAACTCGGTGGTGACGCGCCCGTACTTACTGTCAACTCCCATTGGGCTGTCTTCTTTCGTCGATGGCGTGGGCCCGCAGCGCGGGTTAAACCTTTTAGCCTGCGTAGCACGATGACTGTGGTAACGGTACCGGCTAAGGCGCCGAGCCAGCCGATCAGTGACCACATGGTGGTGTTTCCTGGCGAACGGGCGGTCTGATATCGGCGCGGGTCACGAGCCATCGACCGCCGGGTGGGACGAGTACCTCAAGGAACTCCGCACCAACGATTGTTCCGTCAGTGTCGTAATCGATGTTCACTTCACCGGGTATCGCTTCCACGGTGCGCGCCACGGGTTTGTTGGTGATGGTGAGGTAGACCGCGTTGGCGTCGGGGTCGCTATTCACTTGTGGTCGTAGCACGACGGCCCGCAGGAAACACGCGGGGCAGGGCAGCACCGGATGTGTGTCGGATTCCGGTTCGTGCGGGATGAACAGTGGCTTGTGGTACGGCTCACCGAATTGTTTAGTGGCCGCGTCGTGGATGGTGATACCACCGAGGTCACGGCACAACCAACACGGGTCACGCGGTGGCATGGTGGCTTCGCCTAAGGCGCTAACGCTGCTCACAATGATTCTTCCTTCACGTGCCGCTTGGCTTTACGCAACTGCGCGCTCCGGGCCAATCTCCTCGCCTCGACGGTGGTGGGTTTCCGGAGGCTCAACTCACCCGAAACTGAGCTGAGCGCGAAAAAGGACGGCTTGGAGCACCTAGCGCAAACAGACACGGCACCCACGTGGGGCTTGCCGTTGTCACCATCGATGGACTCGGAGTTGACGATCATACATTCGCAGTGAGGACAGCGGAGGACGTCTTTGGTGTCATCATCCTGAGCCTTACTGACGGGAATTGCCGCCTCTAGGCGCCTGAGGTGTGCTTCCGCTTCGGCGACTCTGGCGTGGACTTCTTGTACCGCCGCCGCTTGGGTCTGAATGAACCGCTGGCCCTCCGCTATCGCGGCCCTGAGGCCCGCTGCGGCCTCGATCAGGCCCTGTGTTGCTTCGTGAGATTCCCGGGTCGCAGCTCTGCACTCCGCGGCGGCGTCCAGTGCCCGTTCGGTCGGGTCGGTGGGCTGGCCTTTACGTTTGGCCATTGACATGGCGTGTCAGGTTTTCACTGCGAGTCGCGCGGCCCGTTTTTGAGTCACATGCTTGACGCCTTCAGCGGCGGCGGTCTTCTCGTCTTGGTGTCTGGTGAGGCTGATCCACCCGCATCCCTCTTTGAGGCACCTGACGGCGTAGTAGGCTGGGCCGCCCGCGAGGTTGTGGCGGGTCGCTTTCCATTTGTGGAACGGGGTGACCAGGTAGGTACGCCGCTGGTCCGGCCTGTCACTTGTTGTCACGTTTCGTTTCCCCCGCTTCGGCGTCAGCAAGAACAAGTAGCGTTTTCAGTAGCTGTTGAGCCAGGTCCGGTGGTATCTCGACTTCTGTGGTTTCCATGTGTTTTTGCGGTCGGAAGCCCGGGTGTCGCTCGATCATGCGTTTCGCTACCCGATGGAACGATTCTTCAAGTTCCTTGGCGTACTTAGGGAACAGCTGCTCTATCTCAGTATTGAGCCGGGCCAAGGCTTCCGCTGCGTCGGCGCGAATCATTCGCGTCAACTCGTCGATAACCCACTGCTGGAGGTCCCGCCTAGCGTCGCGGAATGCTTGCGCGGTCTCGTCGCTGGCGAACCACTGCTTCATCGCAGCGAAGTCAGTGTTGAGGTCCCGCCTAGCCTCGTGTAGTAGCCGGACAGTGTCCCTGCTCTCGCTGTTCGCGGCCTCGATTTTCGCCAGTAGCTGCTCCCCGGCCTCGGCCGAGGCTAATGGCGGCGGGTGTCCTCGCCCCCGTTTCATTTGGCCTCACTGTCTGATTGACCCCACGCTGCAACGTGATTCAACGATTGGTCTGTGCCTCGTGACACAAGCCATTCAGGGCGGAGCAACTCATGCGGCCTCTGCATAATTCGCTTGTCCGCGTGGGTACTGTCATGGCCGATATGAATATACGTGCTCACCCTTTCGGCGAGTTTAATCTCGTCTACGCCCTCGGCGGAGCCGTACTGATCTCCGGACTGCCATCGTTGCGTGACCCATGCGCCGATAACGACATCAGGCTTGAAGCGAGACACTGCTTGATTGGCTTCGAACTGGTGCACGTCAGGTCCCGGTTTGCACGGCGCCTGTCTCATCAGCTCGTAGTAAGCAATGATCTCAGGCTTGGTGTGCAGGTATGAATCGGTGCTAGCGATTCCAAGCTCCCGACCGAGGACACCGTTACCGGCGCATATCTCGATGGCCTTACGTCCCGCTATCCGTTCAGATAGCCAATTGAGTAGCTCCTCAGTGGGGAACTGGTACACGCCTCGCTTCACACACCATACCTGCAAGTCAGTATGTGGGAATTCTTGCAGCTTCCACGCTGGCACGACGTTGAGCTGTCCATCCGGGCGAAGCATCAAGGCGTCTATCGGCCGAATGTCGGCATCGGGTATTAGGTGAAAGCCGCGCATTTCCGGGTCAGCCGCTGAATGCGGGAACCTTGGCGGGCGCCGGCTGCGTGTCTTGCTGCGGGGCCTCCTGTGCCTTCTGCTTTGCCATATCCGCTAGCCACAGGTCTTTGGCCCACTGGGGGACGGACCCGGTTTCCTTGATGACCCGCACCTGGCCGTTGACGTTGAACGTCCTACCCTTGCCCCACTCGCGGACGCGCCGCGACATCAGTGCGTTTTGTTCGGGCGTTAGCTTTGGCGGCGCGGTAGTTACCATCGGTGCCGTGGTGGTAGTGGGTACCGTCTCTGATGGTGTCACGGTGGTGGTGGTGGTGGTTGTCTCCGGCATCGGTGCGCGCTCGGGTTCGGGTTCGGGCGCTACCGGGGTGGTGGCTGTCTTCGGTTTCGCGGTGGTGACGCGCGCCTTGCCGCTGGCCTGCTTGCCGCCAGCTTGCACCCTCACGTTGCCGCCGCTGCTCACTTTGCGGGCTGCCGCCACAAACCCAGCCATTTTCTCGTGGAGCTGCTGGTGATTGGTGTCGGACAGGTCGATCTCGTAGTTCACACCATCGAGTGCGATTTCCACCGGCCCGCTGTAGGTGTGGATCTTGCTTCCGTCTAGGTCGTCGTAGGCGGCGACTGTTTCCTTCGTGGCCATGATGCTCTGGTCCTTCCGGGATTGTCCGAATTGCAGCCGCGTGCGATGGGAGGAGGGGGTCCCGGGCGGCTGGTGACTTCGAGGGAGCGCGCCTGAACCCACCCGGCGCGCTGTGGTGGTCACGCGCGATTTTCTACCGAAAACGGGTGGTGTGTGTCAACTTTTGACGCGCCGTGGTGGTAGGTGAGACCGGGTTGAGTGACGGACGCCGACGGGGAGGTCAGGCCTCGCCCATGCATGAGCACGACGAGCGGCCATGGCGCCAGGTGCATTGGAGGCCAACAGGATGCGGCTCGTGGCCCCGCTTCCGCGCACAACGGCAGCCACCCGGGATCGGTAACGGTGCGACGGGAACAGGTGGCGGCTCAGGCGCCGGTGGCAGGACAGTGGCACCAGGCTCGCGCTTCACCCACACACCCACAGCCCGCAGCTGGTCCCGGCGAACACGGTTAGGCGCAGGCGCCTCAATGTCATGCCGGTCACCAACGACGATCCCCAGCTGTGCGCAGCACTGTCGGCAAGCCTGCTGCGCCTGCATCGGAAGCACCGCGACAGCGACACCGCTACCACCAAACAGCCCGGTCTGCGGGGCGAATTCCCGGCCGCATCGAGCGTGCACCGCACCCTGTTCGAGTCGCCCAAAGTGGGTGCCTTCACGACTAGCGGACGCCAGGTACCAATCCTCATCCGACACAGGTTGGCCGATTACCTTCTATTTGTTGGTTGCGAAATCGTCGAACTCGCCCGCCGCAACGCTCTGCATGAACGCGGTCATTTCGGCGTGGGTGAAGATCAGTGCAGGTCCACCGGGCTGCCGAGAATTACGTAGGGCGACCTCGCCATTTGCCAGTCTCGCCAACTCCACACACTCCCCGTTGGGATTACTCAACCTGCTCTTTACCCACATGGCTCCTCGTTCCGCGTGAAGGGGGCTTCGGCGTAGTTCCCGCTCAGCGTGATTCATCGAGTGCGCGCTGAGCGGCTTCGAATTGCAGGGCGGCGCAGTCCGTGCACGGCTTCCCGGTGGGCCCGTCGGACAGCGCAGTGACCACCATCAACAGGTGCCCGCACCGCGCCCTATAGACCCCCACGGGGTGGTCGGCTCCTTCGTCAATGGCATGGGCGCGCCAATCCAGCACGCTTAGTCCCCACTTGATACGCACTGTCGAGGTGGTGGCCGTCACCGCAGCGCTCTCCTCTGGGTCGGGACCGGCACGCACAACCGGCAGTAGCGGGCCTTACGTGCGACCAGCGCCGCAGGCAGCACGTCCTCCTGCACCCACAACTTCGGTGGTAGCGGCATGGGTGTCACTGCGGGATCCGAGCGATTGTCCAGCACTCCGGGCACCGCTCCGGGTCTGTCAACTCGCTCGCTGGCTTGCGGCTTTGGGGTAAGAACTGGGTGCCGCAGGAGGTGTGCGCGGTGCCCTGGTGGGTTCCACCGAGGTGGAAGATGCCCGTAGCTGGGTGCTGGTACCACGGTGCTGGGGCTGAGGGCGCTGGCTCTATCGCCGCCATGGTTTCCTCGATCCGTTACGTCGGAATAACGATCCAGAGCATGAAAATCGGCAAGTTGTACAACGCAAGAATGCTTAGTCTTGGGACAAGCGCCGCCAGCCTTGGCGCTCTCAAGATGAGAGAAACCGACAACAGTAGAAGGTCTGTAACCGGTAGTAGCGCTAACGCAATCCAGTGACAAACCATGATAGTTACCATCTTTTACTTCATTCCCAAATCGACACAGGTCCGACACGTTCCGGTCCCGGGGTCGGTCATGCCAGCGGTGAGTACGTCGGCACCACACAACGCGATATAGCGGCCACCACCTTTGCGCCCCGCCGCAGCGGCGTCGAGTGTCAGGTAATGCGTGAGAGTGGTGCGCAAATCAACCCAGGCAACGATCCGCGGTCGTGGGGTGAGCCGCGTGCTGCGGTGCTTACGGTGCCTGCCCACTAGCGCCCTCATTGCTGTGCCCGTGGAAGCCGACCGGCCGCCGGGACGGAAGCGGTGGTGGTGCGACCTTCAACCAACGGCCGGTCGGCGCTTGAGGGGGGCAACGTCACATCAGGTGAAGCAGCTTGGGTGAACACCGGGGCACTGGGTTGGTAGGTGAAGCTGACCCACACGTAATGCCCGGTCCAGCAATCGCGCTGGCGGTGGCCGACGAAACACGAGCACGAGTACTCGCCATCCGGTGTGCAATGGACTACTCGGGTGTTACGGACCTCAAGGGTGGTCGGGTCGGGTCTGCCGATGGCACGAGCCCAGTCGCGGACCGCGCGGATCAAGGTCTCGCCAGGACTCTCACCGGGAGCGGGTGCATACCGGCACGGGCCGATGGTGATGGATTCCAGTGTGCCGGCGGCGACCGGCGCGAGGACGTCGGGGTTCATCACCATCAGCTGACCGCCCGTCGCTTCGGGAGGGTTGCTTTGCGCTTCACGGGTGGGCGAGCAACGAGGCGTGTCACCGTCGCTGTGGTGGTGGGTTCCACGATGTCGACCTCGTCGGCGGTGACGCCCGGTTCCCACATCCCGCCCCATCGGTCCCAGGACACCGGGAACTTGCCGTTGGAGAACTCGGGGTTGTGGGGCATCACAGTGCCCACCACCGATTTGTCGGTTCGTTTGCACACCCGCGTGTGGAAGGGGATCGGTGGCTTGACCTCCGCGACCAGGGTCGGCAGCCCGTCTTCGTTGAGCACGTGCCTGGCCCCTTCCCGTACCGGAGGTGCCGTCCGGCCCAGCCCCCAAAGGGCGTGCGAGCAACGCTAGGCCGGACGGCTGACGACGGGGAACCCCCGACGGGCCCTGCACCGTCGCCACGCGGGTGAGGTTAAAGTCACCGACCCGCACAAGCACGGTAAACTGGCAAATGCCAAAGAGTCAAGTGCCTGCGCGGCAAAGTTTTGTGCGGCAGACTTGCCGGGTGCACACTGGAAGGACTTACGTGGTCACGTCGGAGGCGTCGGTGGCAGGTAGCCCCACGGTGCGGATGCGCCAACTCGGGAAAGAGCTACGCCTCTTGCGCGAGGCCGCCAACATCAGCGTGCGGCAAGCCGCCACGTTGCTCGGCAAGGACGAATCCGCACTGAGCAGGTGGGAGACCGGTGCTCGACGCGTCGATGTAGCCACCGTCATGGACCTCTGCGACCTCTACAAAGTAGACGACGAGCGGCGCATCAAGTACCTCGTGCAACTCGCACGGGAGGCAAACCAACGCGGCTGGTGGGCCGAGTACGGCAAGGACGTGCCGAGCTGGCTCACCAACGCGCTCGGCATGGAAACCGTCGCCAACGAGGTGTGGATCTACCAATCCGAGTACGTACCTGGCCTGCTCCAGACTCAGCCGTACCTCCATGCGCTGGAACCCAGCAACGTTGAGGCGGCCATGAAGATGCGGGCGGCACGACAGAAACGGTTGACCGAAGACACCAACCCGGTGGTCCTGCGGGCAGTACTCAACGAGGCCGTAGTGCTGCGTACGGTGGGGGGCTCCGATGTGATGCGCCAGCAGATCCGCCACATCATTGATGCAGCACAGCGACCGAACGTCACCGTCCAGGTTTTGCCATTCGCCATCGGCCATCACCCCGCGATGACCGGGCCCTTCACGGCATTGCGGTTCCCCGAGACGCCAGCCATCGACACCATCTACGTGGAACTGAAAGACGCTGCCGTCTACATAGAAAAACCATCTGAGGTCGACCGCTACACAACTGACTTCGAGCGCCTAACGCAACTCGCGCTCGATGAGGAGGAAACGATCGCGTTCCTCGAACAACTAGTAGCGCGAGAGGAGGATATTGCGAATGAGTGATCAACTGCCGCTGGTGTTCAAGAAGAGTAGCCACAGTGGCAACGGCATGAACTGCGTTGAGGCCGCCCCGCTTCCAGACGGAGGCCGGGCCGTGCGGGATTCCAAGGACCCGCACGGCCCGATCCTGCGGTTCACCGGGCCCGAGTGGACCGCGTTCCAGGCTGGCGTCCGGGACGGCGAGTTCGACAGCTAACTGACTCACCGACCCGACGGCCCCGCTGGTGAGCTTACTGGCGGGGCCGTCGCTCGTCTCGTCGCAGGTCACCAAGGGCGACCGTCATGATCCAACCCTCGTGCCACCAGCCGACACCACTCGGGTACCACATACCCTCTCCCGCATCCACCCGCCATCAGGCTATGGTGGTCCTCCCGGCCGAAGGCGGCGGGGTGATCACCACCGTCACGGCGCCCGGGACTCCAAGGAAGACTGGGGGTGAGCAATGGCTCAAAGCCCATGGCACGAGGCCTACGACAAGCTGAAGGCCTTCGAGGCCACCGGCGCAACCGCCGAGGATGTGATGCTCTACGCGCAAAGCCTGAGAAGGAGACTGCCGCAACCGCAGAGCCCGGAGGAACACAGGCAATACGCAGAAGTACAAGCACTAGTCAAAGCCGACGAACTCGGAGGAGTGACTCTAGGTGGATAAACAGGCGCTGTACCTACGCGACCTCACAGAGGTGGCGTGGCATAAGAGTTCGTTCAGCAACGACATCGAGTTTGAATGCGTCGAGGTCGCTGACCTCGGTGACGGTGCCGTGGCGCTGCGGGACTCCACCGACCACACCCGGGAGCCGTTGAGGTTCACCGCGGCCGAGTGGGCCGCATTCACCGCGGGAGTCCGCGACAACCAGTTCTGAGGAACAGGATTCCGTTCACGGCATGGGTTGAACGGATACCCCCGGTGGCAAAGGTGTCCGGTGCCTGCACGTGCAAACCGGGGGCGACGGGGCAGACGCGAACCTTAACCAGGTGCGGCGTCTGCCCCGCTCGTTAGAAGTAGGTGCTACCAATCACTGCGTAGCCGACCAGCACTGTGAGCACCAGTACGACGAGCACCACCGCACCCCAGTCCTGGTGGGGATCAATGTCCATGCGGGGCCAACGCATGTACTCAAGCGTCTCACCGCAGAGGCCGTAGGCGCACTCCCCTAGTCCGGCGGCATTAGCGGCCCTACGGGTGGACGCGCCACGTTCGGCAGTGCTCACCGTTCACCGTGGCAAACCAAGAAACCAGCGGCGTCGCAACGTCGCGATGGTGCTACAGTGACGCTATGATGGAACCACAAAACACGGCGAGGACCACCATCTACCTCGACGAGGAAGTCAAGAAGCGGTTACAGCGACGAGCCGACCGACACCGGCAAAGCATGTCCGGCGCCGCCAACATCCTGCTCACCAACGCACTCGACGCAGAAGACCAGGCGCGAGGAAAGAGTCGCACCCCGGAAGGATAACGATGACCGTACACACCATCGACCAATGCCCAGACCGGCAAACCTGCGTGATACATCGGCAGGTACCACCACCGGAGATTCCGGCAGAAGCCCTCCCTCACGTGATCGCGTATCTGCGGTGGTTAGGTGATGATGAAGGGTCGCATGGCGGGATGTTCTGCCGTTGGGATCGTAACGAAATGATCGAGCTTGCTAACGGGCTGGAGTCGATGACCAACGGCCATGTAGCCGCGAATCGAAGTTGATGCGGCGAGAGGTTAACGGTGACCGACCATGAGTTACGCACGATTCGGCCTGGATGGATCAGATGTTTACATCTACGCCAACGCCAATGGCGGTATCGACTGCTGCGGATGCATCCTCCACGACCAACTAGAACTACCCAACTTCCGCACGTTCGCAACGATCAGTGCCCACATCACCGAACACATCGAGGCCGGCCACCACGTCCCGGACGATGTCCTCCCCGAGATACTCCACGACCGGAAGAAACTAGTTCGAGACGGGATTCTCGATGAATAGGAAACAGTCGTAGCGGGGACAGGATTCGAACCTGCGACCTGGAGCTTATGAGGCTCCCGAGCTACCGAGCTGCTCCACCCCGCCCGGTGAGCTTACCGCAACTTCACCGAACCAAGCGAGCATGTCATCGAAGGCACGACCACAGTCCTCGTCGTGCGTCACGTGGGGGATGCCGTCGATGACATGAAACGCGTTGTGGCAGGACCCGCAGTCCCACCTCTCGAACCAGTGCACGCTGCGACCGTACCGCAAGACAAAAAGAGACAGCCCCGAGAGATCAAGTCTCTGCGGGGCCGTCGGGCCTGAGCTGCTCACCCAGGCGGGGTAGGTGTGAAACCTAGCAGAAGCACCACCGCCACCGCAACAACAAAAAAAGTGCCCGGCTCCAACCCCCTGGGACAGGGTTGGAGCCGGGCACTGGTGTTACGTGAGGTGCTCCCGCGCACCTCTGCTCCCTCACCTGCTCAGAGGCGTCGCACCTGAGCATGGCGAGGATGTTACTTCGTAGCGGCGGGTGGGGATACCAGCGTCCTCCGCGAGACCAGCGGTGTGAGTGGCACCCACCGCGGTCCCATCACCCCACACTGTTTTCAGTGCGGCGTCGATGGTGGCGACATCAGTCCAGCTGCGTGACCCTAGTGACGAGGATCCGCCGGGTCACCTGCACCACTTCGGGCTGGTGAGATAATACGTGATCTTCGCTGCCACCGCGAGTAGCGCCAACACGGCCAGCGCCCACGGCCACTTCTTACGACGTGCCGGCGGCTTGAGTAGCCCGAGTTTCGCCAGCTCAGTGCGGACCGCGGCGGCGACGTCGGATAGGTCGTGCATTGAGTTCATACCCCCTCGGTGGGTATTTGCGGGTGTGGTAGATCGCGCCACTGATCGCGGTGAGGACCATCAAGGCCAGGCCCACCAGCGCGAGCCACAACAGGGCCTCGACGACCACCCCGACGATGACCAGCGCGAGCCACAAACCCAGCAGCAGGAAAACGATCACCGCAGTGGCCCGATCGGGCCACCAGTGGTGGTGGTGTAAGTGACCGGCGGGATAGTCGGCCGCGGAACGAGCCGCTGACCCTCATCGTCCATCGGGTCACTGACCGGCGTGACCTCCGCGCGACCAGCTACCGCCAGCGCCCGCGCACCGAGCACCGTCGCCGCCACCGCCAGCGCACCGGGGATCAGCCCGAACAGCGCGGTCACCAGGTTGGATGTTTGGACGGTGATCAGGCCAGCGGACACCAGCGCCGTCAAAACACCCATCATGAGACCGTTGATGGTGCTGGCCTCACCGATGAGAGCTTTCAACGGCTCCGGCCGCGGGCTATCAGTAGTGGTCATTTCGGTTGCAACTCCAAACACCAACCAACGGAACCGGGACTGTTCGTGTGGATCGTCATCTGATCTGCCCCGTCAGGTAGCTCAATCCACCACCGTTTATCTTTCACCAAAACAATGGTGTGATTGGAGATACCGCCTTTCGGGCCTTGGACCCACACGGACCCGGTGGCGTTCTCGGAACTCGCCAAAGACAACCATCCTTTAGCGACCAGCCCGCTCACCGACCCGATAGGCATCACGAGTTTAGTGACTTGCGAACCGGACGGGATAACACCAGCGGGCATGTCGAGGACTCCTACCTTCGGTAGCGGTTTCTTTATGTGCGCGCCGCCGAACATGGGCAGGTTCCACGGCCGGGGGTCGTCACAACACGGGTCGTCCATCACGGAAAGGTGCAGGTGCTGGTCGTGGCGATTACTCCCGAAATAAGGCACCCACTGCCACGGCCTGCGACCGGGCCGGGTGTCGAGGATCATCCCGTTAGCGATGATGTATTTGATTCGCTTGTCGCGGGACGCCGCGAGTTCATCGGATAGCTGTCCGATATCCGGTCCGTTGACGGGATCGTGCGTGTAGTCCCGTGCGGTGACAATCCCCGGCCCGAACCAGGCGTTGTGGTCAGAGGCTCGTGATTGGTGGCTTGCGTCTCCGATACTGCCATCCGATTTACGGGACCTGTTGGGAAACCGGTCGTTCAACTGCCTGAGCAGGGTGTCGAGACTACGTGCGACTCGCCATGCCATGAGACCCCCCAAATAGGTGCGAGGCCGGTACCCACAGAAGGAAAGGGGTACCGGCCTCGCAAATCGGATCTCTTTAGAAGTCCGACGGACCGTCGGGCATCGGCGGTACCGGCTCACTGGCCGCGCCGAGTGCCCGCAGGTGCTCCAGGACCGGAGCGAACTTCGCGGTGATAGCCGGGTCATCAGGAAGGTTGCGGGTGATCCAGTCGGCGATGCGGGTGGTCTCGACCTCTACAGCAGCGAGACCGTCTTCGAGTGCGGACATGCGTTCTCCTAATCGTGTAATGCGTTGGCTGTGGCGGGTGACTCGCTGGTGCAGCGCCCGGATGTTGAGGGACTGCAATAGGTCGGTGAACGGTTTCTTCATTCAGTTCCCCCGGTTTGTGACCCTTTAACCGGCCGGGCAATCCACATCGGTGGAGATCTGCCGGAGCTTCTCGTACGCCTCGTCGTACGCCTGCGGTCCCTTCTCGTAGCTACCCCGCGCAGCGTCGCTGTAACTACTAATCAACAAGGTGTTCAGGGGGCACAGGCCTTGTCGTTGTAGCGTGTCGAGCCGCTCGATGTTGGCACGGTTGGATAGGGCGACGTAGGTGAGCCCGGCCGTGAACGCGACCACCACCAAAAGTAGCGCTGCAACAACCCACGCTGCTTTCCTGGCGCGACCCGCGGTCAACTCGGACTTGGTGGCCCGATCGAACGATGTGGTGGCCCGATCATCGGTGTCAGTGATCCGGCTGTCCATGTCGATAACCGATTCACGTAGCTCGCGGAGCAGTTCGGCGATCTCGTCGGCGCGTGATGTCAGCGACTCACCGGGCATGATGACCAGCTTCTCGCCCGGCAGATTGTCGGTACCATCCGTCCCCACCATGTGTTTAACTGACGGGTCGACTGGTGGATCGCTCATCGTTGTCGTCACCCTCCCAGTGCATCTTGATCTGCTGGGCTTCGGCATAAAGCGCAGCGACCCACGCGTCGACTTTGTCCGCCGCGGACAGGAGTTGCCCTTTCAATTCTTGGGTTTCTCGTTTCAGCTCTTCATCGGTCTCTTCATCCCACGGTCTCGGCATCGAGACCTCCTGTTGCATAGCCCGCCGCTTCATGACGGGGTGCGCGTGCTACGGGGAAAACAGTCAAGGCAAGCGAGCCCGCAGGTCGGCTATTTGCCTGGTGGCGATATCCAAATCTGTTTGCAACTGGGCGACTCGGGTGGTCAACCGGACGTTCTCGGCGTGTGCGTCACGGAGCTGCTGCGTGAACTCCAACTGCGCTGTGTCGTATCTCGCTTCTAGCCTGCTGACTTTCGCGTCCTGGCTTTTGATCATTTCCCGAAACGCTTCACCGTCCTGCTGGTGTTTCGAGACCAGGTCCATCGCCGCGTTGACTTGGACTGAGTCACTGGTGGTGTTGACCTGCCTGATTTCCGCGCGGCGCCGGAACAGGAAAATCAGTAACTGGACTGTGCCGCCGCCGAGGAAAATGGCGAGGACGTTGAGGGCGAACTCGGGACTCAAGGTGGGCACGAGTCACTTCTCCTCCGATCGCTGACGCGCTCGTGCCTCTCGAACGAGCATCAGTACCCGGCCGAGGAACCCGGTCGCGATGGCGAGGTAACCCATTCCAGCGACGATGCCCTGCACCCTGAGACCGAGGATGACACCGCACCCGTAGATGGCCGCACCGAACACGATCAGACTGAGACCGATCATTTCCTGTAATGGATCGGACCGGAGGACACTAACCAATACACAGACGCCACCGAGGAGCATGGCGGCGCCCATGATTCGGATGATGGTTCCGCCACCGATGTTGGTGAACGCTCGGGATACGTTCTCGCCGAGGATGAGCGCGGCGATCCCGATGGGGATCATCACCAGCGGAATGGTGACCGACGTCGGTCGGCTACGCCACGCATCCACCAGCCGACGTACCCCGCGGCCTAATTTTCGGTGCAACTGAGACCCCCCTCCGGCGGCAACCGTCCAGCGGTGGTCGCAAGTTGCAAAAGACTGAGACGGTTCCTCGGGGTGGCCTATTCGGCGCCGGGCCGGTACACGGCGAGCTGCGCGACGTGGTCCAACACGACGACTGTGACACCGGGTAGTAGCTCACCGAACCGTTCCCTGATGCGGCGCGCTTCGGTTGGTGGGACCGTGTTGGTGAACCCGATCACCAGGGTGTCGCCTGAGCGGATGGGGCCAGCGCCATGCACCACGATGTTGGGCTCAGTCAATGGAGTGGTTCCAGTCTTTGGTGGTGTCATTTACTCGGCACTAAGGTGCGGTGATTCGCCCCCTACGGCCTGGGAGGGCCCCCGCGATGACCGACGACTGGTTGCAGCTCGCTATCAACGTCCTCAGGGCGAAAGCCCACCGTGAGAACAACGCGCACGCGCTGTGCCTGGCCCACGAACTGGAGCGAGGTCGACAGCGCCGGGAAGTAACGGAGTTCGCAGTAAGAGCTGTGAAGAAGCAAGCCGTGGGCGCGTGATGAAACGGCGGCTCAACCATCCCCTGGCGCCGTGGCTGGTGGTCACCGCCGTGGTAGGCACAGCCAACGTCACGGCGATACTGCTGTTGACTACGGACGCCTCGTCCGCAGCGATCTCCGCGATATGGGGGTGGCTCTTCGCGATGGTGTCGGCGTTGATGGGTTACCGCGTCGGTTGCAGGCGCCATCACGTCATCGGAGAGTTGATCTCCTACTGCTCCGACGAGGACGGGATCCCAAGCCACCCGCCGGTGACAAGGACGATCTCCGTCACCGAACGGGGACTAGTCCTGGACCACCCACACGATGAGTCCGGCGACGAACACCACCCACCCCGCTTCCGCGCAAGCAGGCAACCGACGAGCCGCGAACTCCGGGGCCATCGTGTCGATGATGAGCAGACCTAAACCCACGACGATGAGGATCGACAGCAGCACCGCGACACCCATCACCAGTAGTGCCGGCGACCGCCGACGGGATAACCGGCCCTGCCGACGATCTCCAACACCACCCCGATCAAGACCAGGATGATCCCGAGCGTGACGAGGAGCTGGATCGGGAGGAACCAACCCACGATCAACACGATCACACCGATGACGATCACAGCAGCTCCTTTTACGGGGGAACGCCTTCGATGGCTAAACGGCCAGTGACCAAACGACTTTGGGCTGTACTCCAGGGCGCGAGACTGTGCCACACGTGCCACACAAGATACGTCTACAGCCACAACCGGTTGAACATCACGTGCGACATATGCGAAGAGGCAATCAGGAAAGGGAAGCTCAAGCGCGGAACGTAACGCCTAGTCGTCGTCACCGGGTGCGGCAGTGCCCGCAGCGCGACCGGCCACCGGCCCGAGATCAGCCGACGGGATCACCGCGTCGGGATCCGGCTCTGGCTGTGTGAGCGGCTGGAGAACTTCGTCCGGTGTCGGGATCCGCGGTTGTGGTTCAGTCATCTGACGATACCTTTCCCCCGAGGCTTGCCTGCCGTAGGTCAGTGCGTAACGACAGGCCCGCCGCGCTGGACCGTGGGCGCCGGTGCGCGAGTAGCTTTCGGCTCAGCGGCCCGCGGGGGTCCGGCCTTCTCGTCTGACTCGCACGCAACGCCATCACGATCCCGATCAAGGGCGGTGCGGTAACGGGGATCGCTGCTAGGGATGTTGCTCGCACCCGCCGCGTGAGCTTCCGTGCAATTCGTGAACGGCTCCGACAATCCCCACGCGGGACCCGTCAACACAACAGCCAGGGCAATCACGACAGCGGTCAGTGCAGCCACACGCATCCGATTCTCCTTCACGTTTACAGCGAATGCCGTCCCTAATGGGAGGCAGCGGGACACCTTCACAGCAATTCGCTTTCCGGCGGCACTCCGGGCACAACCAGCGCGTTGAGATCGGGTCGAACTCGTGACCGCAGTACTCGCAGTTCATGCCGGGATCGGAACGCCCTGGGCTGGGGCCGCGGTGACCGCGAACACGACCCGTACCTTCGACGCGTCCCCACCGGTGGTGCGGAGCACACCGGTGGCTGCGACTTTCACGGGAAACACCTCGGCTTTGTTCGCCAAAGAATCGCCGCCGTCGCAAAACATGATGAACCCAGTCGCGCCGCGGGGCAGCAACGAACGAACATCAATCCCGTTTTTCGACGTATAAAGCGTTAACGAACAATTCGAGGCACTGAGACTACCCACACCCTCGGTTTTGAATGCGCTGCCCATCGGTTGGGTGTCGAACACCTCGGATTCGATCACCCAACCCGACAGGTCGTTGACTTCCCCCGTGAGATTTGTGCCCGCGTTCATTTCCACCCGGGTAGGGATCCGAGTAGCCGCCGCGATCACCGGCAGGTAATAGATCCTCGTGACAGCCTGGTCACAAAACCTGGTGCTCGCTATCAGCGCTGGGGTGGGCATCGGTTACCGTCTCCACTTCCAGTGGCTCTGCCAATAGCGCCTTCAATAAAAAGTCCCCGGCGGTTTCAGGGAAGGTGCAGAACAGGGTGCTCGGCGACCTGGTCCGGCGGTGATGATTGCTCCGACCCGGTGGGCTCTGAAGGTTCCACCACCGGTGGTGACCAACCCAGCTTGATGAGCTTGCGGCGCAACCTCGCCGGCACCCGCTTAGTCCGACCCTCAGCTGTGGCCTCGTGCCTACGTTCCAAGTGCAGCAGGATCTGCTCGTCGGCGGTGTGCTCCGAGCTGGGGACTGTCCGCGCGGGACACAACGCGCATTGTTTGATAGCCAGTACCCCATCGGTGTGCGACCGGTGTTGGATCAGCTGCTCCAACGGGATCGTCACCCAGTCCTGGGTCATCACGCCACCCTGCACAATCTGACCCACGAACCGACCTGGAGGATGGTGGACCCACTGGTTGCGTTCTGCGCGAACTGAATAGTCAAAGTCCCGGCCGTCCCAGCGATGTCGATGAACCCGTTGGGATTACACGAGATCACGGTGCCGGCTCCAACACCCGCGTAAACCCGCTGGGTCGATGTTGTGCTGTTTCCACCACCGTCCGCTATCCGCACCGTAGCACTAGCCGGAAGCAGCAAATTGAATTTGACATCAGCGGTCGTGTTCGTGTCCACAAACAGTTGCGACTCGAACACGAACGCGGTATTCGCTTCGACGTCGAACACTAGATCGGTAGATGAGACGAACGTGGTGTTCGCGCTGGACTGGGTAGCGGACTGGTACTTCTCCCGCCGTAGATCGTGTGCGATGTTGTGTGCGTCCGCGGTGTCCTTTTGGCCCGCCACGAACGGAATAAGCAAATCTGCCATGAGTCGGCTACAAACCGAGCACGCGGGGGCGGGCTACGGACAACGCGGTGCCAGCACTGTGTGCTTTAACTGTCCCGTTGACCGAGCGGGTCACAGAGGAGAACGTTTGCGGTGAACTGGTTCCGGATACTGCACCCACTGATATCTCCTCACCGCCGAGCATGACGGGAATCGGCATGTCACCCGCGCGAGTGGTCCACAGCGTCCCCGATGGGCTATCGACCTGGAATGACGTCGCACTAGTGGTGACCGCGTTGGTCAGATCAGATCCGCTGGTGTCCAGCCGCGACTCGGGATCATCAAGCGCAGATACCCGGTACGGGCTCGCAGGTGCCGCATTGATCGCGATGTCGTGGGTGAACACACCGATGGTTTCGGTGTAACCAAGGCAAATCTGGTCGATGGTGTCCGGGGTTTGCCCGGCCATCGGGTTGGTGATTTCGAACCGATCACCAACGTCGAGGTCGAGCAGCGCCGCCGACAGCGCCGCGTCACCCGATACCTCCGGGAAGTGCAACCCAACCCGAACCACCGGGTACCGGGTTTCGTCGACGGTCCCTTTGTTGAGTTCCCAGCCCGCGATATCCGGCAGTTGGTCATCGGAAGCGACATTGACGTTAACTTCGGTGTTGTAGGTGCCTACCCCGCCCAGTTCCGGGGTCAGGATCGACATTCGGCCGGTTTCCAGCACAGCCCGCGCGGTGCCGCCGTCGAGCCTGGTGACCGAAATGTCGTTGCGGGTCAACTGGTCGTCGTCTATCGGCTGGAATGGTGGTGCAATCTGACCGCCGCCATAATCCAGGGTCACCGCAGCCGTCTGGGCGTACATGGTGGACAGTTGCCGGTACAGCAACTCCGGTGCCGAACGCACATCGAACAACATGCTTCTGTCGGCATCGACGCATTCCTGCATGAGCGTCAGCAGCGGCAGCGGACGTTGTGGGCCTACAGCGGCGCCGAACGCCGTCACAAAGAAGTCCGTAAAAATGAGATTCTGCTCAGATAGCCGGATCAGCCGCTCCACCACTGTTTCCCCAGCGAAGGCGCGCAGCTCGGCTGACAGGTCCCAGAAATTGGTGATCTCGTTACGCACCGATATGTGCCCCATGGGGACACCAGTCATTTCACCGTGCGGAAACGCCCGCACGCGCAGCGCTCGTCCCACGGTCCTGTTGACCTGGGTACCTGAAATGAATCCGCCGCCGCTGCTGTCGGCTTCCAGGGAGCGTAGTTCCCAATCGATGTCGCTGCCGTTCTGTTCCAGCGCCAGCGTGATTCGCACATCTTTCCCGTTCACCGCAAATGCGAACGGACCGCTATCGAAGAGCAACGTGCTGTATTCCCACAGCTGTACACTCATCGAGCCCAAAGCGGGAACGCCGGTGTGATATTTGACACTCCACGTTCTCCCACTTGTCGTCGTCAGCTCGATGAAGTGGCTTAAATCCGCTGCCCCCGACGACGGAACATGCGCGATGAAACTCAGTTGCAGCTCAGTGGTGGCAGTGTAAGTCGGCACCGTTCCGCTCCACGTTGACGTGGTCTGCGGCACAGGAATCGGATACGACGAAGCGAACTCGCCGTACGCCGCGAAATTGGTGTCACCGACGACCACCATCGAGGGCCCACCCACCGCTGACGCGATGGAATCCGAGTCCGAGCCCTCCTCGCACGGCCAATAAGCCACAGCAGGTGTCACCAGGCCAGTGATGGCCCGATACAGAGTGGACAGCTGCGGTGCCGTTCCCTGCGCGAGCCGCCGCAGAATGCTCGCCGCCTCAATAGGCGCCGTGACATCAAGACCGGATGTGTCCCACCGCTGCGGCCACGCCGACACCTCACCGGCGAACCGGACGGACCGCACCATGAAATCGTCGTAGGAGAACACGATCGGGAACGCATTGGTGTTACCGGTGGCCCTAGAGGAACGAAGACCTACGGTCCTCGCCGTGGTGAGGACCACGTCGCTGCTGACCAGCGTCCAATCGAACGGCTCAGGGTTGGTCGCTACCCATACTTTCATTCTCAGGGTTTGGTTCACGCACTGGGCGCGGATGGCTAATTGTTGCCCCGCTGCGTGTGTAATGCCCGGTATGGGGTTGAAATCAGTGATATTTAACAATGTCCCAATGGGGTCGCGATAGATGAAACCTATGGTCACGACCTCATTGGGAGGGAAGACGATTCTCGCCAGATAACACTCTTCCGTCGCGGGATCAAGGCGCAGCATGACATTCGCGTCGAGGTTGCCGCCAGTGACGTCCGTGAAAGGGAGACTGATGGTGGCGTACACTTCGACGTCACGCGCGAGGAAACCATCCAGGTAGGTAATTCGCCGAGTTCCGTCGGTGGGAATGGAATGCTTGCCAGCCCCCGACCCAACCGTGAAGTCGGTCGCAGCAACGACACCGCCGGCTCCGATGATCGACCATGACTGCCCGGTATCCGCCGCGCCCCACCCACTCGCAGACGTCCGGCTGAACATATCTTTGGCGGTATTGACACTCACCCTGATCGGTGTGTTGCGGCCCAGCATCCCGTAGTAGGCGCCCATGGGATTACGTGGCGAGTAGTTACCGCTGCGGTTGTCCAGCGTCAGCGAGCACGTCGCGGGCTGTGACTGGCCCGCCTCATTCGGCTGGCCGCGGGTGATCTGGATACCATCAGCGGCCCGCACATCACTAGTGACATCAACCCAGTCACCGTTGAGATAAAACTCGGTTGAGGTGTCGCGGGGAACAGTGGGGAATGTCACCGGTCGCCAACACTCCTAGGGTCTGGTCGCGCAGTCCGACCGTTAACGACGGCCAAAGACGATCTGAGGGTCACCACCCCGAGAACGAATCGAATTCGCGATCTCCTCTAGGAGGTTGTCCATGAACCGGTTACCGGTCAACCGGAACGACAGGTTCGACATATCCACTTTCACCGCACCCCCAGCTTGAGTCTTCTGTCCGTGCAGTGGCATGGGTGCGTACAACGGATTAGCTCTCGTCATGCTGGCCATGCCACCGGCGGTGTGGAACATGGTTCGTAACGTGGCCTGCGGTAACCGCCCCACAGGTGCCGGACCCGCGGGGCCACCAACACCACCAGGAACAGTCGGGATACCACCGCCACCACCACCGGGGGCGCCCCCCCGGAAACGTTCCAGCAGTTTCTGGATCCATTCCCACGCGCGTTCGTCACGCAGGTTGATGCCACCGCGACTCATCGGCATCACATCCGCGCCAGCCAACGGAACCAGCGCGAAACCTTTACGCCGCGCGGTTTCACCGAGAATCGCCGTGGACCACGGAGAATCGTTAATGGGAATGAACGCTTCGTCGTCGGTCATTCGGTCCCCGATAACCCGCAAAGTACGGGGCGGGACTATCCGCGCGGTACGACCCGACATGGGTTGCATACGGTTAGCTGCGTTGTTGTGCCCTAGCGTTCCACCGGGAGCCATAGCCACCGCGCCATCAGTCATGATCATGCCGCCGTCACCGAAGAACCGGCGAACTGTGTCAATGAACGTCGTGACGACGTGACCGTTGAGACCGTTCAGTGCGTTCCACACGTCGCGGACAACACTGGAGGTGTTGTCTTGTGCGTTGATAGCTGTGTCGCTACGGTCCGGGACACCGTTAATGGCGCCGGTGGCGCTGCCAGCGGCGGCTACCGCACCACCAGGGTCACCGTTGAACGCGGTGGGGTGATCACCTGGAACTGCGTTGATGCTGCCAGTGGCAGTACCAGCCTTTGACATGATGTCGATCACGTCGCCACCGAACATGGTCAGCCAGGTTTGCGGCGCGGCATTGATCTGCGCGACCGCGGTGGCGGCCTGCGGTGACAGTTGGCTGATATCTCCGGTGAACGTCGTCACCCGCCGATCTGGCACTTTCCCAGTCTCGGTTTGCGCCATTACCGCGACCGCGCCGAGGTTAATCATGTCCCCGGCGAACCTAGTGAACCAGTTCTGCGGGACAGAATTGATATAGGTGATAGCGGCCTGGGTGTCCGCATTCATCGACGAGGTATCCAGGCTGATAATGACGTCCTTACCCGGGGGAACCTCCTCAACCGCCTCTCCAACACCCCTGACAGCGCCAGCTGCGGCATTCGCAGCGCCCGGGACCTGGTTGAAGGCCTCCGAGGCCGCCCTGGTTCTGACCTGCAACGCAGTCCAGTCCAGCAAGGCCCCTTTGATATCACCTGCCAGGATCTTCTGTCCGATACCTGCCAGCGTGATCAGATTGTCAGCGAGTGTCCCGGCCACAGCGATCGCGTTGCCGATACCCACCACGAGGTCACCCAAAAACGGGATAATGCCCTTCAGGGAGGGCTCCATGCGCTCAAACGCGGTAGCGAGCCCCTCGAAGTTCTCCGCGATGTCCGGGCCCACCGCGATGACAACTCGCTCGATGACACCGATGATTCTCTCGAAAGCCGGAACGGCTTTGTTCGCGATGTCCACGAACGTCGGTGTCATGTTCGTGATCGCACTGCTGATCTTGTCCAGCAACGGAATGATATCGACATTCGCGCCCATATCGACGAATGCTTTGCCGATGCTCTCAACCAACCGGACAATCGCCGCAGTGACCGGACCGGCCTTGGCCATAAGTCGATCCCACGCGCCACCCGCGTCATCAACATAATCACGGAACCGGGTGATGCCGTCATTAATCGCACCCAGGGTGGCTTGAAACGCACCCGTACGGTTCGCGGAATCCCACAGATCCTTGAACAAGCCCGACAGGTTCCCGACCACCTCCAGCACCTGCCGCAACACAGTCACGCCCTGCTGGAAAAACGTTGCGAGTTCCCCGGTGCGGCGCCCCTCGGCCATGAACTGCTGGAACGCGAGGGCGCCTTCCTGGATCAGCCCCACCAACGAATCCACCGCGGGTTGCGCGGCAATCGCCATGTCGGTGAGGCCGAGGAATACCAGTTGGAAAGCGGTTCCCAGTCCACGAATCGTGGCGCCCGACGACCTCATCAACTCTTCAAGGTCGGACTTAAACGTGGAGGATTTAAGGATGTTGGAGAATCCACTGGCCACGTCGGAAAGCGCTCCTGTGATGACCGGAGCGACCCGCTGGAACACCGGAACCAGCCCATTCACAGCACCCAGCAGCTCAGTCAGCGCCGGACGGAGCTGGTTACGGATATCGGCGACCAGCGGCTCGAAAGCCTTCTTCGTGTTCTCCAGTTCCTTCTTGAGACCCTCATCACCGAACGCGATAGCCAACGTGCCGACCGCGATACCAACCGGAATGAGCAGGCCCGGCAAAGTCCCCAACAAGCCGGTCAAGGGGACAATCCCTGACGCTAAAGCGATGACCGCGCCACCGAGTTGACCGATACCCGCAACAGCGATCGACGCGGCACCAGCAATCAAAGAACCGATACCCACCAGCACGGCCCCAGTGACCGCGAGCTGAGCAGCCGCAGCCGCCGCACTGGACACCAGGCTGGTGAGCGAACCTGTTACCTGGCCACCGCTTTTCGCGATCGAGGCCCCCAGCGAAGTCATCGCAGACCCGGCCTGGGTGCCCAGGCCAGTCAGGGAACCAACAACGGATACCGCCGCACCGAGACCAGACAGCGCCACCCCGACACCACCGGCGAGAACGCCAAAAGCGGTACCAAGGGCACCAGTAGTGCGACGCAGCGAGTTACCGTCCCGGTCAACGCTCGCCATCGCCCGCCGTAGCAACGCAAACTCGGCCAGAGCCGACGTCGCATTGAACCGCGCGTCGATCGTGACGTCCTGCGCGGCCAGCAGTTGCAGGCGCGACTGCAACGCGGCGATCTCAGTGCGGATCCGGGCATCAGCCAGGTCCGGTGTGATCGTAGGATCAAGCAGCGTCTGGAGCTGCGCCCGGACCGCCGCCATTTCACGGTCCACGTCCGAGGAATCCGCGGTGAGTTCGATTTCCGGTAACGCTTTGGTGGCCGCCACGAGCCTGGCACGCATCAAGGCCGCGAACGCACCGACCTGCCGCTCAGCTGACTCCGTATCCGCCTCAACGGCCAGGGTCGCGGTGCGTTGCCGCTCAAGCCGACCGAGGTTACTTTCCAGGCCCGCGATTTCCGCTTTAGCCCTGGACACGTCGGCAGTAACGTTAAGTCGGGCGTCCTTGAGGGTAGCTAGTTCCGCTTTGAGCTGTTCGAGCCGCTTGCGCGCGATCTCAGTTCGGGCCGTGACCTCAACACTCGCGGGTTGGTCCTGGAGCCGTTTCAGCTCCCGTTCAACACCGCTGATACTGGCCTTAGCGGTCGCTGTGTCCGCGTCGATCTGGAGTTTGACGTTGTTGAGGTTATCCAGCTCCGCTTTGAGTTCCGTGAGCTTGCGCTGCGCCTCTTTAATAACCAGGTCGACACTGGGGTTGGCCCTGGTTTGGTCGAGCAACCTGAGTTTGCGCTGGAACTCGTCGACACCACCAGCGAGTTGCTTGAACGCACTCGACGCCTCACGGTAGCGCGCCCCGATATCGAAGTTGAGTTGCGAAGACACAGGAAAGCCACCGCCCTCCACGGAAAAGTACTACTGGGATTACGCGGTGGGCGGTGGCCCGATTGTGTTTACGTAGCGCTGGCCTGCTCAGGCTCGGCGTCAGTGGCGTGCTCGACGGTGGTGGCGTCTGGCTGCTCCAGGTGCTCCGCCGCAGCAGCAGCGATGGCAGCTTTGTCACCCTCAGTCAAGTCGAAACTCAAACCCGCCGCGAAATCAGCCAGCGACAAACTGTCGATCTCCGCCCAATCAACCGGCTCACCGGCCCGTTTCCGGAGCAGAAACACCAAACCAGCGAGCACATCCGGATCCAATCGACCCAAATTCTCCAATCCCTCAGCCCAGTCCGTGATCGTCAAACCAGTCTGGCGTTTAATGGCCCGCGCCTCACCGATCGACGGCTCCTTCAACGGCCCCAGATCGGACTCATACGTTTTATCCCCGAGCGTGAGCTTCACTTTGATCCTTCGATTCGTCTCGCCGTGTTATCCATAGCGCGCTGCACCGCGTCCCGCGCTTTAGGTTCCGCGCGACCCGTCGGATCAGAGAACCAGCCAGGTTTCACAGCATGGGTGAACCAATGCCGGCGATTGCCGTAAAGCGGAGCCCGTAACCGACCACGGTCAATATCAGCGATTTGGCGCCTCGACACCGCGGTGATCCGCATCCCCACCGAGCTGCCCGTGAACCGCCACTTCGTGTGAACCGGGACATCAGCAATAATCCGCGCCAACCCACCACGATGCGGCAACTTCATCAAAGCCGACACCTTGATCTCCGCTTTGATACGCGGCTCAATACGCCCAATCCCCAAACGCAACTCACGGCGCAGGATCTCGTCACCATCACGCAAACGCCGACCCAACCTGATGAACTGCTCCCGGCCCTGCACAGTGACCTGCACCGGTACACGAGGCATTAGCTCACTCCAGTTCCGGGTTACGAATCAGGCCAGCACTCCGACCGCGGATTTCACTGATCTCAGGTGCGCACTGCGTTCTTTCAAGAACAATGCAGCCTTCGCAGTCGATGAACGTCCCGACATACGCCCTACGGTGACCACCCTGGCTCTCGTCCCATTCCTCCGGTCGGGTGTGGCACACCGGGCATTCCTTCGCTTTGCGCGCATACCACCAGATCGCTTTGTCCCGGTCGCTGGTCAACTTCGCCAGGAACTCACTGTGGAAAATCTTGAAATCCGCGCAGACCGCCAACTCAACCGCCAGCTGGGGATCTACGTCTAGCCTTTTCCCAGATCGGGGTCCGGGGCGCGATAGTTCAACTCCCACACAGTGTTAAACAGCTCAATCGATTCGCCCGCTGTCATCGGACCAGTGGCGCCTAGGTATTCAGTCCAATCCTCCTCGGTCACATCACTATCGATGCACGCCGCGAACAGTGCTGGTGCGAACGTTTTCGGGTTAAACAGCACCGCCTTGTTCCGCTCCCGCTGACCCGCGGTCGGCGGATGCTCCTCCAGCAACGCCTCCATCAACCCAGGAGGCAACGCAGTGATGGCGACCTGCTCATAGCAGGCATCAACGGCTTCTTGCGCGAGCGCGATCCGGGTATCGTCACCAGCGGCTCGGGCCGCCAGAAGCTCAGCCCGAGCCGCAGTGTCGTCATCAATACGCAAGCTGTACCGGGTCGAAGGCAGCTTCCGTCCAGACAGCCGATCCTTCAGGCCCATTAGGCAGGAATCGCCAGCGACTGACCAGGCTGGCGGGTGATGCTGAAGCTGATCTGCACCTTGGTGGCTTCCCCACCGGTCGCAGTACGCATGATCCCCACAGATGTGACGGTAACCGGATAAGTTTCCATCTTATTCGCGGCGATATCACCACCATCCATAAAACAGATGTAGCCGGTGGTGTTCCGGGGCAGTAGCGCCCGGACGTCCACACCAGACTTCGAGGAGTAGAACGTGATACTCGAATCCGGGGACGATGTACTACCCGGGATGCGGGACTGGAACAGGTTCAACATGTCGGGGGTGTCGATCTGTGCGCCCTCAACTGTCCAACCGGAGAGGTCGTTGATCTCACCGGACAGGTCGGTGCCGGCGTTGAGTTCCGCGCGGGTGGGGGTGAGGTTCGCTGCGGCGATGGTCGGCAGGTAGTAAACCTTCGTGACTGCCTGATCGGTGAACCGCGTGCTCGCGGTCAATGCGGGGGTGGGCATGGGTTACTCCTTGCCGATACTGGTTGTTGTGGGGTGGCTGTTATTCATCGTCGGAAACGGTTCGCCACCCGGATGCGCGGAGGAATGGGACAGCGGAGTCGGGGACTTCAATGGGTTGATCGGGAAGTGCGGGGTGCGTCATCGTCGTCACCGCTGCCGTCCTCCTCTTCGCTGCTGTTGTTTTCCGCGGGCTCGGTCACCGGCTCGACGGTTTCGGGGAGTGGTACTCGGATGAGTCGGGTTTCTTCCCGGAATTCGGCGATCTCTTCATCGGACGCTGACCGCCAACCCGCGGCGCGGTGCATGGGGACCGAGGAGTCGGGAACATCGATCCACTGCTCGGACGGCAGTTCGGGGTGAATGAGAATTGGCATGGTTCGTCACACCCGCAACGCGGCGATGGTCACGGTCGTGGTGGGCGAGCACGTCACGGTCGCTAAACCAGTCGCGGGGTCGCGATAGAATTCGGCCGGGATTTTGATCATCTTCTCGGTGGCGTTAGTGACGACCACCGCCCGATCGGCGATAGCGAGACCATCAACGGTTCCCGGCGTGGTGATCGTGACCGTGGTCGGTGCACCACCACCGTTCTTCACGTGAATGAAATCCGTGGTACCGGGCACGACAGTGTCGCTCGCCGCGACCGCCTGGTAAGTAACCGCGATACCGGCGGTAACAATGTCTTGGGTAGTGAGTAAGGCCATGTGAAATCCTCCATTGGGAAGGCATGCGAAAAAGCCCGCCCAACAGGCGGGTGCGTCAAAAGTGGGAGATCAGAAAACGATGGCGTTGATGGTGAAGTTGACGGCGCATTCGCAACCGTCCTCGGTCTGGTACTGCGCGGCACTGACCGTGTTCAACCGAGCCCGGGACACCGCGCCACCCAACGTCGGATCAGTTCGCAGCGCGTTACGGATTCCTTCGAGCAGCGCATCAGCGCGATCCCGCACAGTTTTCATCACAGTGCCGCCATCCCACGCTGACGCCAGGCCCTCAACCTCGAACACCTGCCGGTCATTGTTGAAATCCGCGGGCTCAGCCACCCAAGACACGGTGGGACCCTCCGTGGGTAGCCAACCGATGGCGATGACGTCTGGTTCCGCGGGACGCGCCAGCCACGGCCCGTCATCGATACGCACCCCGGTGAGATCCGCAGACGACCGCAGTAGCGCAAGGAGACCATCAACGGCAGCAGGGAACGCGGTCACTGGAATGCTCCTAAGGAACTCAAGCCATCATCGGCATTCTGCGGTCCGGATCCAACAACTCCAGGACCCGGCGCGGGACCATGAAACTGATTCCCGGGATCGGTGTGAGGTCGTCGGTACGGCTACTGGGCCGGCGGGCTTGGATGTGACCGCGTTGGGTTTCCCACATGTGCCCGACGATGACTTTCGCGGCCATCGTCATCGTGGCCGGCACAATCCGCCGGCCGGCGCTGTAGGTGACCCGCAACGGTCCAACGAATGGTGTGCCGTCGAGTCGACGCACAATCCCGGTGGTCGCGTCGAGATCGACGTCACCCACGGCGTAGGTGATTCCACCGGTCCACACCGGTGCGATAGACGCCAGCGCCAGCACCGGTGGGTGATTAAGTGTCAACAGGTTGCCTGGACCGTGGACTTCCGACACGGTCCGGACCACAACGGGCCCGACCACGTTTTCCACGACCCTCGTCGCGGCCTCAATAAATCCGCGCAGTTCTTCATCATCGACAGCGGTCGTGAGGTTCAGGTGTTGCTTCATGTCGTACAGGGACACGAGGTAAGGCGGGGTGGCTTCCCGGACATCGAAGATGTCGGAATAGCCGCTGGCGTTGACCCCGGTGGCTACCCAGCGCGCGGTGTGCCGCCCGGCCATCGTGGGTGTGTAGTCAGCCTGGTAAATGCCCGCGCTGGGATTGGTCACCGCCGGAACAGCAGTGGTCAGGTCTGGCAGTGTGACCGTGAGCGTGACGAGAGTGGCGTTCGCGAGGTTGCCGGTCGCGTCCCGAGTTTCGATGGTGAGTGGCACGGTGTCGGCCAAGTCGTAAGGAATAGTCGCCACCTCCGATTCATGTACAGTTCCGAATCCGAAAAAGTGGGCATGCCGAAAGACCCGGATTCGAGAAACCCGAATCGGGGGTCTTTCGGTGCAGTGACTCGTGCTAGTCCGACATGATTGCCACAGTGCGCTGCTGCCCGGACATGGTCGCCGTGGTGCGGTGCTGCGATGACATGGCCACCACGGTGCGGCGCCAACTGGACATGATCACCACGGCGCGTTGCCGCGATGCCATTCCCGGTGCGTTCCGGGACAGTTCGGTCATCGAGCCTCGGCTGGATCGCTCACCAGTTGCAGTACCAGCGAGCCCGCCCAACGCTGAAGTGGCGACACCAGTGAACTCCAGTGCCCCGACCGCGACGCCAGTAAGTCCGGCCACTGAACACACGCCTGTGGCATGCACAGTTCTCGTGCCAGTGATCGCATCAGCCAAAGCACCCAGTGACGCAAGGGCCGTGCCGTGGACAGACCGTGCACCAGTCGCGGTGGCGGTCAGGGTCGCCAGATCAGCCCACGCGGTACCGGGAAGGCTCGGTGACCCCGATGTCGAGGCGCTGACCCCACCCAGTGATGCGCTCCCAGCACCGATGACGATGCGGATCCCGGTCGCGGTCGCCGAGATCGCACCCAAAGGCGCATCGGCCGATCCGAGTGCCATCCCCGCCCCGGACACGGTCCCCGTCAGCGGACCCAGTGCGGCGTTAGCAGTGCCGGTCGTGGAGCGCTCACCCGTAGCCGTCGCTGTTACGGCACCCAACTGGCCTGCGGTGACACCCGACACCGTGACGGTTCCGGTCGCCGCCGAGGTCACCGCACCCAGCGAAGCTGCCACCGTGGCGGTGACGGTCGGTGCGGTGACCACAGCGGTCACCAACGCACCCAACGTCACCGAAGCAGTACCTGTGACCATCCGGGTGCCCGCCACGGCAGCTGTTGCAGTGCCGAAGCTGGCGTGGCCGGTACCGGTGACCGACCGCACACCGGTGGCGGTGCCGGTGAGCGAACCGAGTCCGTTACTGGCGATACCCGCTGTGTCCGGTCCGCCATCGGTGGCGGCAGTCAACGCGTCGAGCGGACTCGCGGCGGTCCCCGTAACCGCACGGGTACCGGTCGCCAACGCGAGTAGTCCGCCGGACGCTGTGTTCCCGGTGCCGGGTTCGTCGGGTCCGGCCGCGACAGCACCAGCGAACTGACCGAGCGTGGCCGACGCCGCACCAAGCGCGGTTCGAGTACCAGTGGCTGTGGCAGTGAAGACACCCAGGACCGCGCTGCTGGTGCCGGGTTCGGCGATACTGCCCGACGCTGAACATGACAGCGCACCAAGCGTGGCAGCCGCCGAACCGGCTGCGGTTCGCGTACCGGCAACTGCGCCAGTAAGGAAACCGAGAGACACCACCGCGGTCCCGGGTTCGTCGGGTCCACCGGTGATGACACCAGTGAGTTGCCCGAGCGAACCGGTAGCGGTACCGGTGATGGATCGAAGGCCGGTGGCGGTGCCAGTCAGTGCGCCTTGTGCTGCTGTTGCCTCGCCCGCGGTGTCCGGTCCACCCGCAGTCGTGGCAGTGAGGCCACCGAGTGGTGCCGCTGCTGTCCCCACCGTCGATCGGGTACCGCTGGCCGTACCGGTCAGCGCACCCAGTGCTGTGGTCCCGGCACCGGTCTCAGTCGCGCCACCTGTAGCTGCGGCCGTGAGTGCACCGAGGTCGGTGGCAGCGCTGCCACTGCGGCTGACAACACCGCTGGTGGTGGCAGCCAGTGACCCCAGGGAACCCGCTGCCACACCGACCTCAACAGCCCCACCACTGGCCGTCGCTACCAGGGCACCGAGCGAGGCCGCTGCGGTGCCGTTGGCTACCCGAGTGCCGGCGACGGCGGCCGTCAACAACCCGAGCGCACCGGCCGCAGTGCCCGTCTCGGTCCGACCACCAGCGACGGTCGCTGCCAGTGCACCCAGTGACGCGGCGGCGCTGCCAGTGACCGATCTAGTACCGGTGATCGTCGTGGTCAGCGCACCGAGCGCCGAGGTCGCTGTCCCGGCCTCATCGGGCCCACCAGCCACCGTGGCAGTAAGCGATCCGAGGCTACTGGCAGCGGTACCCGTGATCGCCTGGAAGGCGTTCCCGGTCGCTATACCGGTCAACGCACCTAGATTGGTTACCGCCGTGCCGGGTGCACTCCGCGCCCCTGCCGCTGTAGCGGTGAGGGCGCCTAGAGTCGCCGCGACTGTACCTGCGGTGTCCGGTCCACCACCGGCCGTACTGCTAAGCGGACCGAGAGAACTGGTAGCGGTACCCGATGTCAACCGGGTACCGGCAAGCGTCCCGGTGATGCCGCCGAGGTTCGCGGTACCGACACCTGCAGTATCCGGCCCGCCACTGGTGTTGGACGTGAATCCCGCTAGGCTGCTGACCGCCGATCCGGTGACCGTCCGAGTCGCAGCCGCTACGGCAGTGAGAGACCCGAAGGCTGATGCTGCGGCGCCGCCAGTGGCGGGTATGCCGAGCGCGGCGGCCGTCAGTCCACTGAGGTTCGTCGCCGCGGTACCCGACGTCGTCCGTGTACCGGTTACGGTCGAAGCTAGTGCCCCGAGATCGCTCCAGGCAGTACCGGTGACGGCCGTGGTTCCCGTCGCGGTCGAGGTGAGGCCACCCAGGGTGGCTGTCGCGGTGGCACCGACCGCCGCCCGGGTACCGATGGTGGTGCCGTTCAGCGAACCCAGCGCCGCGACCGCGGCACCCGCGGACGGGGACAAAACGAACCCGGCCGCAGTTGCTGTCAATCCGCCGAAATTGACGACGACGACACCCGCGACGATCGAGAACCCGGCCCCGGGGGGGACCGCGAGTGTCCACGTAGTCCAGCCACCACTGGCGGAAGTGAAGGCACCCGGATTTTCCGAAGCGGCGTTGAGTTGCCGCTCAGCGCTAGCAACTGACGCGCTAGTGCTATCCACCCCGGTAATGGAGTTCAGGTTGGAATAGTTCGCCGGGGCTGCAGTGGCGGGCGTCGTGCCTGACCCATGACGGATTGCGATCCACAGATAATCGTCAGCGGACCCTGCGTTGTGGCTGGGCGGGTTTGTGTTTGAGCTTGCCGTTGTGCTACCGAGGGACGTACCCGTGACAGGTGTCGTCGCACCACTAATACGTAACGAGATATGCGACGATTGTTCAGCTGCACCCGAAGTGGTAATCGTCAGCGCGTCGGAGCCCGTAGCTATCTTGTAAAAGACAGCGCTTATGTCGAGAGAGACCCCGAAGTTTAAGAGACTGACCTGCCCTAGTTTCACCCACCCTGTTGAGCTGGTCGACGCCGTGGGTGATGCACTGCCAGCGTCGACACCGATCGCCACCAACAAGAGGTCACCAGCGACGACACCCGACGGTAAAGTAATCGCGTGGCTGTTCTGGGCGGTAGCCCCGCTGGTTCCTGTGGCTCGGGCCTGGACTACTGGGAAACCCCCAGCGCCGGGGGTGAGCCCGCTACCGATACCCGCACCGGTCAATGCACCCAGGTCGCCAACGCAAGACCCGATTCGACTAACTGATCCGCTGGCGGCGCCTGATAACACACTAAGCGAGATCGCGGTGGTACCGGTGGTCGCCCGCAATCCTGTGATGGTGCCGGTGAGCGAGCCGAGCACGGCAACAGAGACACCTGACTCTGAGGGGGCACCACTGGCACCAGCAGTCAGCGAACCGAGAGACCCGGTAGTGGCTGCGGTGACGGTGCGTATTCCGGTGCCAGTTGAGGTGAGTGCACCGAGGGCGCTGATAGCGGCACCGGTGACCGCTCGGGTTCCCGTTGCCGTCCCGGTTAACGCACCCGGATTGGCTACGGCGGCCCCGGTTGTAGCGGGTGCGCTGACGGTTCCATTGGCAGTGCAGGACAGGGCACCGAACGCGACCAGTGCCGTCCCTGAAACGGAACGGAACCCGATGCCGCTATTAGTGAGGGATCCCAGGTTGCTGGCAGCGGTTGCTATGACGGTTCTGCTGCCGGTAGCAGTGCCGGTGAGACCACCGAGATTGGATGCGGCGGTACCCGTGACCTCAACCACGGGGGCCCCGACCAGAGACAGCGAAAACAACGACCAGCCACTAGCGATAGACGCGGCGGCGGTCGGGTAGTCGGCTGCGGCCAGCTTGTCAGCGACCGTGATCGCCACATTGAAGTCGCCCGCTGTGGCTGAGATCCGCTGGGACCGCTGCGTCCACCCACCGCTCGTCGGGCCAGTGACCGTGTAACTGCCCTGAGAGTCGCCGCCCGTGAGATAGAAGTTGACGATCAGGTTGTCGGCAGCGACCTGCGGCAACGCGTACTGAGCAGGAGATATGGTGCTGACGGCGGTGGTGTGCGCCTCGCCATGCAGTTTGATCGGGTACGGGTTCCGCGCACCGGAATAGGCCACGATCGTGACGACAGTTTGCTGCGGTTGGGTCCAGCTGACGGTGTAGTTCGCGGGTTCGCTACTCGCGATCTTGTACCACAATCGCGTGTAAAGGACGCCGAGGTAATTGACCGTGCCGCTGCTGAAATAGGCCGACTGCGGCCCAAATGGTATCCACCCGGCGGGCGCGGTGTAGTCACCGGTGCCGTTGGTGTTGCCGGCGGCCAGAATCATCAGGTCGCCATCGACGACACCGGCGGGCTTGTTCACCACCAGGTTGGCTTCGACGTTGACCGTGGTGGTGGCCGCGGTCGCCGCCGCGCGGAACGTGATCGTGCCGCCCGGTGCGTCGGGGACCGGGTCGGACGCGGCGACGATCGCGACGCTTTGGATGACCCAGCTGCCAGCTGACCCTGACACAGTTGGGGTGTCAGTGCCATTGACCTTGTCAAACAGCTCCGTGGTCAATGGGTACGCGGCAGCAGAGCCTGCTCTGGTAGCGGTGACCCGTGAGTTCCACCCCGCCGGGTTGGAAATGGTAGATCCGGTTGCTGTTTTCGTATTGCGGCCCACCGCCGCGACCGCCACGACCCAGTCCGTCGACTGGACATTGTCCAGCGCAGGGAACGCTCTGGATGTTGTGGTGGTAGTGCGGCCCTCGGTACTTGCCGTCGTGTTCCAGTTCCGGATGGGGTTGCTCTGATCGACACCTGAATACCGGGCGCACACGGCGCCTAGAGGTGCGCCGACGTTCCCCGTGAACGTATACGAAGATGGGTCGCCGGCCTGAACAATGCGATAAAACAGAAGAGATTCACACCATAGGGCGTGCATCTTGTCCATCTGTTTGAGCAGCGCCGAGGACGACGAGATATCCGGTGGGCTAGAGTTTACCGTGGCGTTGGAGGACGCCGACACTCCGATAACCAGTAGGTCCCCAGCGCTCCCCGCAGGTACCGTAATAGTCACCGAGGTCGCGGTAACTGAGGAACCTATCGCTGAGGTAGGGGTTCCCTGCAACGCTATGGCCACTAGTAACCCTTAACATAGGCGATGGCCCGCGCCATCGGGAAAGTCGCGCGTCTGGACACTCCGGAGCTCAAGGCGTTATGAAGTCCACCACCACTGGCACACTTTTTGTGTGCCAGTGGTGATACTCTTTACGACGCCAATACCAGGCTGACGTCAAGGTCACCGATTGCAATAGTAAACGTATCACCAGCCGTCACCGCATTGGCCGTAACAGTGCCACTAAACCCGAAGGTCCCCGCGGTAGATGCTGTCCACACCGTAAAATGCGTGTAGTCCTCGGACCCGGCGACGACGGTCCATTGCAACTGGTTTGTGGTGGTCGACGCACCGCCTGACGCAGTAGCCCACGTAGCCTGCTTACGAGTGGTCTCAGTGGCGGGAGACGCTGTGCCAGCGGCACCCGGCGCACCCACATGCAATTTCACCCACGAATAGATCGCGAGTTCGGTGTCCAGCGCGTGATTACCCGCAGCGGACCCCCAACCTTCAGCCATCAGTTCTCCTCAGCGTTTCCGTTAGCCGGGTTACTGGGCTGCGTGCTGTCAGCCGAGTTGTCGGGCTGCCCATTGGGCCTAGTCACTGTTCCTTTAGCGCACGCCCGGAGAATGAGTGGTTCACTCGCCGGATACCGTCGCGACTGCTCAACACCAGCGGAAGGCATAAACGACCTCACTATGTAATTGACAAAAAGATTGCGCGAGCATGCGGAAGGCCCCGAATCCGAAGAAACGGGGCCTTCCGAGAAGGATCGAGTTGGACCGTTACGCGCCGCGCGCCCGTGCCACCGACGTCGCCCCGGACTGGTGCGCCCGCAACTCTGTAATCAACAGGGCCTTCTCCACATCCCACGGAATAGTCACACCACGCTTATCCGCGATCGCCCGCAACTTATCCAGAGGCAGCAGATCAAACGACTCGGTGTAACCAAGCTCATCCAGATCAGTGGACGTGTCCTTACTCGGAACCTCGTCAGGCTCGTTCTCACGCCAAGCCGGGCCCTTAGGCGCAGCGCTAGTGTCGGTCTTGTTGGCAACAACGTTGGTGTCCGCCATGGTCTTACACTTCCTCTACTCGTAGAAACGCCACGGCAACTCCGGCCATGGACATGAGAAAAACCCCGAATCACGAAGATCACGGGGCTTTGGTTAGTACGTAGGGGGTCAGATTCAGGTTCGCAGAACCGCCAAGGTCACATCCGCGCCCGCTGAACGGATCGCGAACAACACCTCACCCTGATCAACATCCACGGTCACGGTCTCACCGAACAGCAACGGAAAACCCGTCCCAGCCGTCACAGTGGACCCACCCAGGTCCGCGTTCGCCGAAGCATGCGTGTTCTTGATCACCAGACGGTGACCACCGAAATCCGCAGCGTTCAACGCCACCGCAGTAGTGGACACAGTGACAACCTCCGCCGAGACAGCCATCAACGGCCCTTATTCGACGGCGCCGGCTGCACCTTATTCGCCAACGGCGCCAAATGCTTCTGCACCGGCTCGGTCACCGGCGCCACCCGCAACGCGCCAAGGCGCAACGCCTCACCACGAGGAACCGCATCACCCGGCGCGGCCCACAACCAACGCGCACCCGGATCACCCTCAGGTACGACCCGAGACTTATCCCCCGTGAGATACCAATGCTGATCCACGACCACCGTGCCCGTGTCAGAACTCACCGACGCAGCTCCCTTCCGGTGATCACCGGTAGAAAACGACAACACGACCCTTACCCGCCGTCAAAGCCTGCACCGCAATAGTGAACGCGATACTCCGCGCCGCCGTAGTCTTGATCCCCGTCGCTGCCGTACCAACAGGAACAATGTCCTTACGGCCCGTCGTCGAGAACGGGGCACCGGACACCGCAGCAGCAGCGAGTAGGTCACCAGCAGCCTGCGAGTTCACCGCCACCGTCGCAGTACCACCCGCCGACGTGAACGCCGTATCCACCTCGATATAGCCACCAGTGATCACCGACCCATTGGGGATGTCATTACCAGTCGACAAGTTCGCCGGGGACCGCAAGGTGATCGTCGAAACGGCACCACCATCCACAGCGAAATCGTACTCACCAACAGCTTCCTTCAACCCGTGCGTGCCGGGGATGATAGGCATAGTTCATTCTCTTTCTGCTCTTCAGGCTCGGACGTAGCCTCGCTCGCCGCTACCGACACCACGGGCTGGTATTGAGCTAGGTACTCAACGGCGGCGAGTAAAACCTTTGGGTCCTCGCCGGCCAATCCAATCATTGTGTTGCAATGACCGCACAGCAAGCCACGAACTTGCTTAGTCGTGTGGCAGTGGTCAACCTGCAAGCGATCGCCTCTGTGACCGGGTCGCGGTGGTTTCCCGCAGATACGACATAGACCGTTCTGCTCAGCGAGCATCCGGTCACGATCAGCACGCGTTATCCCGTACTTGTACTTGTAGTGGGAGTTCAGTTTTATTTCACGGAGCTTCTCGGCGTTTTGCCTGTACCGAATCTTTCCGTTGGCCCGCTGTCGTTGTCTGTTGTCGGGGTTTTCCATCCGAGCGTGGTAGCGCTTTCTAGCGTCCACATTGGCCCACTCGGCCAAACACGGTATGCAACGCAGCGGTGGTCTTCCTCGTCCTTCGTAGGGCAGTTCGGTGCCGCAGTCAATGCACGCAGCTGGCCGCTTTGGTCGACGATGCGCCGCTGACCACTCGCGACCTTTCGCGCGGCCGTACTCAACCGTGCACGGCGAACAGCGAACTGGGATCTTGCCTCGGGAGTTCGGAGCGGTGAAGGACTGGTGGCAGGCGCCGCAGACGGCTTTTCTCACTATCATGCCGTCTTTCCTACCACCAGAAATCCATCACCGAAAAACGGGGTGGAGCAGTTTCACAAGCCTGTGACCACGCTAAATGCGCTTGGACGATAGTGGATCAAGGCCGATCTCACATCGCAGCGTACACACAGCTTCCCCTCGACAAAGAACGTACCGTGACTATTGCTGATCTGAATATCAACGCCGCGACGTACTGCCAGCTCGGAGAAGTTCATGTAATCTCCCATAACGGCCTTAGTCGCGGTGCATGCGATCGTCTCCACGACCGGTACGCCCCAGATGGTGGTGGGGCCGGGGATGGCGGGGTGGCCCCAGATGTACACACCATCTGCGGTGCGTAGGAGTCGTACGCCTTCCCACTTCTCGGGGCGGATGAACACGACGCTGGGTTCGGCGAATCCGGTGTCGCGGATCTTGCGCATCGCCTTGTATAGGGCGTCGGGGATGGGGTCGGCGCCCAAGGGCTGGGTGTTGATACCGACGATGTTTTCGGTGCCACGCAGGTTGGGTGCGGTACCGTCGCCAACGAGGATCTGGGAGTCCAGGCGCTGCCGCAGCATGAACGGCAAACGGTTCTCGACATAAGCTCGTGCGCGAGGCTCGTCCTCGAACTGCTCGTCGGTGACCGGCAGGAAGGTCGCGATCTTGCGGACTTCGCTGGATTTCTCGGTCAGTGCGAGCGCGGACTCGGCGTAGGTGCCGGCTTCCGCTGTTTCCGCAGCGGAATTCGTGAAAGTGGTCTCTTCCATGTAAAGCACCGTCGACATTGTCGTGGTGGTTTGCGGGAGGAAGTCCACGACGCGAGGTGCGGGGCGGGTGGCGAAGTCCACCATGCGGCCGGTGCGTAGATCCTCGGGGTCCCAACCGGCGGTGGTTTGGAAGAGGGTCTTCAGTTCGATGTCGAGGTGGGCCATGGGTCCGCTGCCGGAGCCTGGCTTGAATCCCTTGATTGCTGGTGAGTCCATGAGCATTTCACCGAAAGGGATCGAACGGCCCTTTTTGAAACTCACGCCGCCGCGGCGGTCGTCGGGTTCCGAGCCACGCTCACCGATACCGGAAGTGGCTTTGGTCTCTACATCGGTGGCATCAGCGGCGGCCATCGCAGCGGCATGCGCTACGACTTCCAGGTCATCGACCTTGCCTTTGCATTCGATGATTTCTTTGTTCAGTTCACCGATCTTGGCGACCTTAGCGTGGGAGTCACCGGGGAGGGACTTCACGCGGGTCATGTCGTATTCGGGGCCGGCTTCGGTGAAAATGTCAGCCAGGCTCTTGCGTTTTGCGTCTAGCTTCTCTCGGGCTTCTTTGAGCGCGGGGAAGTCAACGAGTGGTTCGTTGGTCATGGTGTTGCGGCTCTCCTAGATGCCGTGCACGCTGGCCACGGCGGCCATGAGCGTGCTGATCTCCTGATCCCGCAGGGGCTCTTCAGCGGCCAGTTGCGGGTTTTCGAGTAGGGCCTTCAGGCGCCGCAGGTCGTCATCGATCCATGCGATCAAATCAGCGGATGCGGGGGCGAGGCCTTTACCCTTTTTCGCTCGGAGAGCCATGACTTCCGATGCTCGGTCGATGAAACTGGACACGGTGGCCAGGACCGCTGTGCCGTGGTCGTAGAACTTCAGTGCCGATGTGGACCCGGTGCGGTATTCGGGTGGGTCGGTGTCGGCGTCACGCATGTGTGCCGCGAGGTGGTCGTAGACGGCTTTGCGGTCGTTTTCGGGGATGCCGGCGCCGTTGTCGGAGTTGAGTAGTGCGATGCCGGCGACGATGGCGCGGAGGTTCGCGGGACCGTCCACACCGTGGTGGTGCGGGAGCCGGTAGCTGCTTTTCCGTTCTGGATCGCCGTCGGGGTCACACCACGCGTACACGGTTCGCAGCTCGGATGGGCGGGTGTTGTCGTCGATGCCTTTCACGGCGAATGTGGCGTCCCAGGAGCGGGACACGACGGGTGTTTCGTGCACGTCGATGCCTTTACCTGGCTTGCGGACCAGGCCCATCGCTGATGCCGGATCAACTCCAGCGGAGGCCAGGGCCTTCGCTGCGAGGACCCGGGTCCCGACACCGGCACCGAGGAGCACGGGGCTGACTTCGTGGACCTTCTGCTTCGCGAGGAACCGAACCTGTTTGCCTTCGAACTCACCGAAATGGAATTCGACCGGGTCGTAGCCGTAGGACCATTCCTGTTGGCTGCCCAGTTCCTTGACGACCTCGAAGGTGTCCCGGCCGTGGGCGGTGTTCATGAAGAACTGGCCATCGAGGATGGCCTCATTCCCGACGGTGCGGATCGTGCCCTTACCGACCGGCAATGCGCCCTGCCATGATTGGTGGCCGTACGCCGAGATCCGGACTGGGCAGCCTTCCTCGAACGCGCTGGGCAGAGTGACATCGCCATCACTGTCGATTGAGTTTAAGGTCGCGAAGACCGCGGTCACCTCGCCCTTGGCCGCATCCTTGACCGTGACACGACTCAAGGTTTTGGTGTTCATCGGTTTCCCTTCGGATTTCTTCGCGTCGTCAAGGTGTGCTTGTAAGTGGGCGCGGACACCGGCGGTGTCTTTGCTGGGGATGTTTGCGCTGGAGAGTCGCGCTAGACCGTTGCGGCATGCCGAGAGGTTCGCGGGGCCGCCTTTGGATTTGGCGTGCGGGAATTTCCAGGTGGTTTTGTCGTCGGGGTCGCCGTTGGGGTCGTACCAGGCGTGGCAGTACCGCAGTACGGTGGAGTCGTTGGGCATGGCGGCGGTCGCGCCGGGTCCGTCCCACGATTCGTCGACGGTCGCGGTGTGGTGCACGGAAACAGCCGGCATGGGCGCACGCTTTCTAGTTATGGGTGTGACGCGATTCGTTGGCGAAAATGCCTGGTGTTTAGGGTTCGCCGCACAGTCCGTCGCCGTCGCGGTCGATTTCACCGGGACCGCAGGGATGGCCCTCGGCTGGTGGTTTGCGGGGTGACCCACCTGGGGACGACCCGCTGGATCCGGCACCGGTTTGCCCACTGGAATCACTGGCGCTACCGGAGCCGCCGCTGGGATCGGGTTCACCGGTCATTCCCGGGCTCAGCAACTGGACGCTGAACAGTCCGGTGTGCTGACCGACGAGACGCTTCAAATCATTCGTGCGTAGGTAGTCCACCGCGGCATCGGGTTTCCACCCGGCCATGGTGAGTGTGTTCAAAGCGCTCGCGTTTAACTGCCGGATCTCGGCGTCATCTTTGGCGTCTTCACGCAAAAACGGGATCTCGCGTGCGTCGTACCACAGTGAGGTGTTCGAACTCGGTGGTTTGACCAGCACTTGCAGGCTGGCTGACACTTTCGACCACAAGTCACGACACGTGGTGTCGACAAACAGCCGGCGTGCGGCGGCGAAGTTCCCGGCGTTCAGCGAACTACCGGCCAGGCCCTCGGAGTTGCCGAGGATGACCGATGGGACCCCCGCAGCGACAGTGATCCGGACTTCCCCTGCTCCTTGGACTGCTTTGAAGTCGAGTTGGTGAAGGTCGTAACCGAGTGGGGTCACATCGACCCCATCAGTCAAATACAGGGTGCGGAATGCGTTGGCGGCACCGGCGTGGCGGTCTTCCATCATGTCCACGATCGCCTTGAACTGCTCTGGTGTCGCAGCTTTAATTCCCTTGATCGCCATCGACGGGGTGGCGGCGTTTTTGAAAAACGCCAGTTTGTGTGCGGTGGCGGCGGTGTCGGACTCGATTTCCCGCAGGATCGGGGTCAGCCACGACATGCCCCGGAAACGGGCCATCGGATCGGGAAGCGGCGAGTAGTGACAGACTTCTTCGGGGAGTAGCACCAGTGGGTTGCTGCCGCCACCACCAACACCTTGCGACCGGTACAAGTAGGCGACGACCCGGGCATCGACCTGGTATGGGTCACGTGATGGTGCGTCGATGACCAGGGTTGTCCAGTCGGGTCGCATTTTCGTGATCCGACGGCCGGGTTTACCGATGGAAGCGTTACCGATCCGGCCACGCTCATCGGTGGTCGTCAAGAAGGCATTACCCGCCAGTGAGGCACACACTTCCATGTACGCGAGTAGCTCACCTGTGGTGCCGTTAGGCCACGGATTCTCTAGTAGTCCCAGTTCCTTGTTCCCGAACAGGTCCCCGGGGTGACCTTTAACGAATTCCCGCCATTGGAACCGGGCTTGGGAGAACACTTGCTGGCGGCGGTTAATGCACCCGAAGATCACGCCGTCGCGTTTGTACGCGAGTTCAACGTAGGACTCGAAGTCGTTTTCGATGCGTTCCTCGGTGGGGGTTGATGCCATTCCCCACGGGTAACGCGACGATGCGAGCGACCAGAATGGTTCCTCGGTGAAGTTCTTACGGCCGGTTGGGGAGCGGGCGGCGGTGATGCGCTCCAGTAGGCCCATCAGTCGTCACCGGAGCCGCGGCGGCCGTCTTGCCAGCCGACTTTCACTGCGGTCACTGACCACGCCAGGACGAGCCAGATCGCGCTGAACACCTTCGCTACGACCCAGCCAAGGCTGAAAAGGATCGCGGCGAGGATGGTGAGGATGGTGTGGCCGAAACGGACCTGTTTGGCTTGGGTGGTGATCCGGTCCACCGGCACACGGTTGGCCAGCACGGCGGTCATCGGATCTCCCTGCGGTTAGTTACGCTAATGTTCATGGAGCCCCGATCACCAGACGCACCACTCGACCCGTTATCTCCAGCGGCGCACGAGAGCTGGGGCCGGCTGTTACGGGTCATGGAGCAGCTTGCGGTAGACGCCCAGGAAGTGAGTTGGGCGCTCACGAATCTCGGTGCTGAAGTTGCGCGACTCGCCGTTACTGTCAGGGCAATGCGCGAACAGCCCAATACCGTTGATGGTGGTCTTAGCTGATCAACGCCATGCGAAAAACACGGGTTGCTCGTCTTCGACGGGTTTGCCGCAGCCGTGCAGGGCGAGCGTGACCGCGACCAGTGGTGAAATGTTCACGCTGGAGTCTTTGCGGTGCCACGCCCACGCGTCACCGAGGTCCCGTTTCCGTGCGCCGGCTAGCGCAGTGGCTAGCTGTAACTGACCCAAATGCCGCATACCACCGGATTCGACGACTAAATCGTAGAACGCGCCGCATGCTTGGGCCATTTCCCGGCCGGACACCAGGACCGGTTCGATCCCGGCCTCTTGCAAACCGGGAATTAACGATCCGACCGCTGAGGACGGGTCCAGGACGATCGCTCGTGGTGCCCAGGTGGCGTGCAGCTCGATCAAACGCTGCAATAGCCAGCCGGTACCAGGGCGGTCCGCGATGACCTCGGCGTGCAGCAGGCCGTCAGCGCGCAAACCAGCGGCGGCGATCGCACCAGCGGAACGTTCCGGTGTCGCATCGACCGCGAACACCACTGAACCCTCAACCTGGGATTCAGGGTCCATCAGGGCGTTCCACCGGTTTTGGTCGATCACAGCGGTGCCACCCGGTGTCAAATCTGGCCAATCACCGATACCTAACCGTTCGACCATGAACGATTTCGCGGGCATCGAGCGGTGCTCCCGACCGACGTGCTCGGCGGAGATCCGGATACCCAGTCCCGGGTTCGCTGCGGCCCACTGCTGCGGATCCGCGGCCGTGGCAACTGGGTCGGCTTTGTAGGCGTCCTCATCAGCGGACCACTCGAAGTACGCCAGCGACGGATCGTCACCTTTCAAACCCCGCAAGCGGATCGAAGTCAACACTTCACCGTGGGGGTGTTCCTCCTGGTTCACCGCCGAGCTGGCGTACCACAACTGTGGGTTCGGTCGCGCCGACATGGTAGGCATCAACGCGGAGATCACCTGAGTAGGCAGGTTGAACGCCTCATCCAGGATCACCACATCACCACTGAAACCACGACCCGAACCCGACGTGCGGGCCACGAACCGCAACCGGGGTGCCTTACCCACCGACACGTGCCGACCCGACGGGCCCGTCACCGTTGTCTTCGACGGGAGCAGCTCAACGCCCTCATCACCATGCGACGTCCGGATCCGCTTCACTCGTTTACGGAACTCGTCAGCGTTATCAATCAACCAACGAATACGCAGGAAAGCCTCTTGGGAAGTCTTGAATTCGTGCGCGGAATGCAGGATCAACTCTTCGCCGAATAGGAAGAGGCCTGCGAGTTCGCGAGCCTCAAGAATGGAACCTTTTCCCGACTGCCTTGAAACCACCATCGCCGTTTCGAACGACGACCATTGGCCCCCACTCCGTTCACTGAGGGCACCATCGAGAACGAACGCCTGCCACGGGTCCAACACCAAGCCAGCACGAGCAGCGAGGTCAACAGCTTCAGGACCCGCCGTACTCACCCGAGGTGGGACACTCACAAACCGGGGTCGTTGCGCACCGAGCACCGCTGTGGTCAACTCTTCCACTCCCTATGATCCAGGCATGGACGAGGACGAGCCACGAGACCTGACGTTCTATTGCGCGAACGGTTGCGGACGGATCGCCACAACCAACATGCCGCCCCGGATCGGGCCGGACGGTTTCGGTGGTGCCCTCGTGACAGCCAAACTGGTTTGCGCCGAATGCCGCGCACGCGAGGAGGCACCGTGCCGCCGGTGATCGAGCGGTGGCGTTGCCTGGTACTCAACTTCCAAACCTGGTGCCGCAAACACGGTGTGCCCTACGTGCACGGGTGCGTGTGGGACCGCGAGTGCCGGTCGTTCCAAGCGCCGTTGCGGGTGGCGTTGATGCTCGGTCGCACGATGCTGTGGGTGGACCTACCGGGCTACTACCGCGACCTGTGCGATGACCACCGAACGTGGCACGGGTTGTCGTTTGGCCGCTACAGGCGAGGTCGTTATGACGATGAAAAATGAGCAGAAGATGATGGTGTCTGACCAGGACTGGCAGCGCGCCGCCAGGTGCCGCTGCAACCGCCACGACAAAACGCTGATGCCCCGATACGCCGAGGTGGGTCCCATCCGGTGGGTCCACTCGGGCCACAGCTGCCCGGACCGGTGCGAGTCGTGTGGGACAACGATCGCCGTGGTCGCCGATCCCCACGGCCGCCCGCGGTGGATGGAAGTCTCTATCTTCCTAGCCGTCGACCCAAGGCCTGATTTCACAACGGATCAGACCGTGGTGGTGGGTGCCACCGAACTGTCCAGCGATGAGCACACCCCCGCGCGGTGCAGGTCGGTAGCGGCAACCCTGCAAGGCGGGTGACTCGTACTAACTGCCTGTCGCCGACGCAGCACGCCGAGCAGCACGAGCAGCAGCGAGGTCATCAACACCATCACCAGCCGACCGGTCCTGACCAGCGCTGCGCAAGCGGTCCATCACCGTCGCCAGCTCCTTCGCGACCGGCGCGACGCTGATCTCACCACCACGGTCCAACTTGGAGGCCAACGCCAACGCGATGGCTGCGTCCGTGGAGTTCACCACACCCTCAGGCAGCCCTTCCAGGTCACGCAGGACGGCCGCGGACACAGTCAGTACGTCGGTCACAGCGGCACCACCGAGACACTAGACGGCGATTCACTGACCATCAGCAGCTCGTAAACGTGCCACACGTACGTGCCACCGTGAGTGATGACCGTCCCCACGAACCGGCCGCAGTCATCCGGCATCTGGTTACCGGTACCAACGATCCGGAAGTGCCGTGGCGCTAGTAGTTCGTCGGTGTCGACCTCAGCCCAAATCTCGATGCGTGACACCGGCCGAGTACGAGCCCACGACGGTGCCGGGAGGACACGGGCAGTGACCGGCATATTAATAACGGGACGGTCAGTGATCGGCAACTCGTAACGGTGAATAGTTCTCATGATACCACCGGGAAATCCGACGGTGGCGATTCCAACTGAACCACCCGAACCGACGTACTAGCGCACCGACCACACGGCGCCACGTACCTATTACCGTTCTCATTAACGTCAAAAGCTAAATACCTGATCAGGCGCGCGTCGCTGTCGACTTCGATGAAGCCAGGAGGGACCACCGCAACAGTATCCGGGTCAATTGAATGCTGGCGTAGCCATTCACACCAAGCCAGTCGCTCATTCTCCGCAACAGGTCTATTCCATTCCACTCGCGTCACCATCGGAACCACCCCGCTTCACGATGCTGTAACCAGCGCGGTCAAGGACAGTGAGCAAATGCCACGCCAAATCAGCGCTAATACCATGAGTGATACTACCCAGAATGATCCCCTCAGTAAGCGCGGACACAACATCCTCTTGATCACCAGGCGAAGTCATCGACTCACCACTGCCTACTCGTGCCCAAACCCTCGTAATCAGCCAGCTTTCGCTTATGGCGATACAAACGGTTACGCAACAACGTACCCTCACGACGATTACAACTCGCGTGCGTCAAACGACGCGGGCCATCACCACCAAAAACACACGGCACACTATGATCAAGATCCAGTTTCTGCTCAGGATGAAACATCGGCAACCCACACAACACACACAGCGAACCCTGCACAAAAACCGACAACGCCTTCCTGCGCGCAAGCTGATGGTGATAATCATAACCACGCTGCTCACGCGACCCAGGACGCGGCATACGTTTTTACACCCCCGCCCAACAGGTACTAAGCTCGCGCGCCATGTCAGTCTATTGTTCATTCGGGATCTTCGCCGACGACAATGAAGGCGGCGAATACCCAGCCCCCCTCATCTACCGCCAATCACACGTCCTACCCAAACCCGACGACCCACGCGGCGGCTCCCTGGAACTCGCCTCCATCCCCGCGTTCATCACCCGCACCGACTACGACGAAACCAAAGAAGACGGCACCGGTTGCTGGCCCTACCTACGGGTATCCATGTGGACCGCCACCCCAGACGAAGACACCGTGGTACTCGACCAAGCGCAAGTCACAGCGCTGCGGGACGAGCTGAACGGGTGGCTACAACGCATCGACCCCGACCTCAGCTAAAGACACCCCGCCGTGGAAGCGGTAGGTTCCACCTCCATGAACATCGTGCACGTTCGGTGGTGGGATGGGTACCTCGAAGCCTTCACCGCAGTAGAAGTTCGCTTCGGCTGCGACCTGCTGTGGCTAAGACTCGACAACGGCACGAACCGTCACATACCGCTACGAGGCGTGCGGTGGTGGAGCCTGTCGATCGAAAGTCACGCGGACACCACGCCACAACAGACCACGTGAGCGCAGCTCCATGTCCAACCCTGACGTCGCCGCGTGGCTGCAAACCGACCCACACACCGCCATCAGCGCAGCCGCCGACACAGCGACACGCGTCATCCCCGGCCACCTCGGCACCTGTGTGGCCGCCGTACTCGAAGACCACACCACAGACCAGCACCCCGACCCGAACATCCACGAACTCGCCTACACACTGCTACGACACTGGGGTCGCCCCCAAAGCTGGGAAACCCCGCACACCACACAGCCATAGGGATCTCAGTAACCAGCAAAGCAAGAACACCACCCGCGCAGCAGCACAACCAGCGCACTCCTCGACGGTCGCCACACCCCCATGACCAACATGCAACTCATGAGCCCAACCGCAACGCGGACAAGACCGCCACCCATCCAGGCCCATGAACTCGTCACACACCTCACCAGGCCGCCAACACAAGCACCGCCAGTTTGAACACCCCGGCACGTAACCATCAGGGAGCTTCGGCACCTCAAGGACCACAGGCAAGCGCGCCAGGACACTAGTTTCAAGATCAGACTCATCCACGACCCAGCATCGTAGCGCCAGCGGCACGCTACGTTACGGTGCCTCGATGATCGTCATCGAGCAGACAGGCCCAGCTGTCCAAGCAGCGCTCCTCACGTACACGTCCACTGAGGAATGCGCCCAATTCGAAGCGCAGCTACGAGCCGCCCTGGCGACAGCCGCCGAAAGCTTCGACCTCTCAGCCGCCGAACAGGTACTGGCGCACTGGCACGCGATAGCCACGATGGCAGCGAACCCTCCCACCGACGAGTAACCGGCCGATGTCGCCTGATCACGCGCCGATACCAAGGTCATCACCCGCCGATCACAACCCATTACAGGCCGCTGTCACCACTACAGACCGATGTCGAGTGATCGCTACCTGTTAAGCTGAGCGTGCGCAGGTCGGAAGGCACCGGTAAGTGCGCGTGTGACTCAAAGATTCCAGACAAAACGCCTCGGCGCTGGTGTGAGAGTCAACAGCCTATAGAGCACGCGCTACCTGCATAATCGTGCTCCACTACACGCCGATGTCGACCCACTACACGCCGATGCCAGCGCCTAGTCCCTCACCACCTGCGCGACGTCGCGCACTCCACCTCATCAACACGAGGCGTGCTGTACCGCTGATACATCGCACCCAAACCCCGGTCATACCACTCCGCCACCGCCACCTGCAACTGCCACGGACGCTCCGCCTTACACCGCGCCATCACCACATCACGCCCCGGATCGACCACCACAATCTGCGCCCCAAGCCCCTGGTAACGGCGCATCGCGTCGATGCCAGGCTTGGAATGGATCACGTACACGTCAACCTGGTCGGCGTAACCCACCGCAGCGTCAATCGCCGCCCGCCTGACCTTCTTCACCACCGCAGTGAGCTGCGACGGGTGGTTATGCCCATGCGCTCCAGTGCCGGTGAGAGCCACAGCGAGCCGGTCATAGTCAATGACGATGTCGTACGTGGTCGCGCGCTGGAGCACCCAGGTGGACTTACCCGCAGTAGGCGGACCCAGGACCACGTACAGCACGACCTCACCACCTTGCGTGAACGCGAACCCCGTGACCCCCTCTGGGAGAATCAGTAAATGGCATGGTGGCGGTGGCGCCGGTGGTGGTGGTTGCTGTGGAGGTGGGCAACCGACCGCCGCTGCGAGCAGTGCGGAGTGCTGTGCCACGTGGTGAACCCAGCAGGCAAAGTCATCACCACGTCGTCAGGGCCACGGTCCGCGTGCCCACGGTGCCGCCACTACTTCTGTGTGGCATGCATCGACAACCACAGGCATTGCCGACGCCCAGCCTTTAGGTGAACAGCAGGTGAACTCCAATTAAACAATTGGAGAGAGATATTGCTTAC